ACCCTTGGTGAGAGCCAAGGCTACATAGGCCTGCCGTTGAGAGATGAACTTCAGCATTGTTCTGTTGGTGGCGAGGGCACGCCCGTGATGGTGACTGAATGGACGTTCTCGGATGCGGAGCGGTTTGCCATCTACGATGGCGCCAACATCTTCCTTCACGTGGTCGGCACCGGTCACCCACCCGTGCGGATTGAGGTGGCGGAATGAGCTACGCGTGGCTGATGGCGCCACACGAGTACGAGCCGGATTACGACGCATATCTGGCAGACTTGGCGTCGCTAGAAAAAGCAATGGCCAACGTCGCCACCTACGACGACTGGTTTGTGGATTTGCCAGGAACGAAGCTAGGTGACGAGCCATTGCCGCAGCTTTTGCTAATCCATCACCTTGCCGAGAGCATGACGGACAGGAACTGGAAGGACTACCGGCTTCAGATTTTGCGGGCCGCAGAGCGTTGCATCTTGCCCGTAGCCGCTTAACACCTAAAGGAGTACCCATGCCCGTTTTTCTAGACGGTAAGGTTGAATTGCGCCCTGGCGACTGCCGGGACGTGATTAAGGCCATGCCAGATAATAGCATCGACAGCGTCGTCTGCGACCCGCCCTACGCGCTCGTCAGCATTCAGAAGCGGTTCGGCAAGCCAGGCAGCGCACCGGCCAATGACGGCGATGTCTACGCTCGCGCGTCAGCTGGCTTCATGGGCAAGCAGTGGGACACCGGCGAGACTGCATTCGCGGAAGAGTTCTGGGCAGAGGTGCTGCGCGTCCTGAAGCCTGGCGGCCATGCTGTCGCCTTCTCCGGCACGCGCACCTATCACCGCATGGCAGTGGCGATCGAGGATGCTGGCTTTGAGATCCGCGATCAGTTGGCGTGGATGTATGGCTCGGGCTTTCCGAAGTCGCATGACGTCAGCAAGGCGATTGATAAGGCGGCGGGTGCGGTAAGGGAGAAGGTGCGGCACAAGCCGAGGGCCGACACGAGCGGAACGATGGCGGGAAGTAGCGACACAAGGCCATGGATTGAGGAGTCACGCGTCAAGGGGTTTCACGAGGTTGATGGACCTGAAGCTGCCACTCCACAGGCTGCGGAGTGGCAGGGCTGGGGAACGGCGCTCAAGCCAGCGTGGGAGCCCATCTGTCTGGCGCGCAAGCCGCTGATTGGAACCGTCGCGGCCAACGTGCTCGAGCACGGTACGGGGGCAATCAACGTAGATGGATGTCGGGTTGGAACAGAAGGTGGAACGACTGCCACCAATAGGGCCACCAAAGACAACGGTAGCGTGAAAAGGTGGGAGCAGGGCAACTCAGGCCGCCGCAACGACATTGCGCCGATAGACGCCGGCCGCTGGCCGGCCAATATAGTGCATGACGGCAGCGACGAGGTTGTGGCGTGCTTTCCTGAGACGACAAGTGGCGGCGGCGACCGTAATAGCGACGGCAAAAAGGGCATGTTTGGCCTTGGCGACACAGGCGCACCTCGCGTATTTGAAGCAAATACCGGCTCAGCCGCCCGCTTCTTCTACACCGCCAAGGCGGACAATCTCGACCGGATCGGCTCCAAGCATCCGACCGTTAAGCCCGTGGATCTAATGCAATGGCTTTGCCGAATGGTGACGCCTCCGGGCGGCCTGGTGCTGGATCCATTCGCCGGCTCCGGCAGCACAGGCGAGGCGGCGTGGCGCGAAGGCTTCAGGTGCATCCTTATCGAGCGCGAGGAGGAGTATCAGGCAGACATTGCAGAGCGCCTGCGGCTAGCAAGTGCCGGGCCAATGGAGCGGAAGGCGAGGGCGATTAAGCAGTCAACGTCACTGGGGCCGCTGTTTGGCGACAACGACAACGACGCTGGGGGGCAGGAGCATCTACGGGAAGTTCGCCGACCAGCAACCCGGATACAGGAGGCGGGATAAATGGCCGGTAAGGGCGGTTTCGGTTTCCGTATTCGCGAGCAGCGGGAGAAAGCCAATGGCTGACACCAACGCCCCCGACGTCTGCGACATCTGCACACGCGAAGCCACGGGCATAGGACTCGCACCTGACCGCCGCGGTCAGCCAATCAGGTGGCTCTGCGTGGAATGCACAACGCTGCTCGAGCATGTGCATTCGGTTCGCCGGCCGTCCGCATACGAGCTCAAAGCCCGTGCGGGGGGCATGGATGCCGCTGCGCCCATCATTGAGGAGTTCGGTGGCGACCTGTCCGAGTACAGTGAGGAGCAAGCTCTGATGCTCTGTGGGGCAATTTGGAAGGGCTGCGCTGACGAGATGCGGCGGCTGGTCCGCGACGGGGAGGCGCCGTTTTGAAGCACGCCAACGATAACGGGCCGCGCGCCTACTACAACGAGTTCGATCCTCAGGCAGCGGCATGGCTGCGCGAGCTAATCCGCCAAGGCCACATTGCGCCAGGAGATGTTGATGAACGCTCAATTGTCGATGTTCGACCCTATGATCTTGTCGGATACACCCAGTGCCACTTCTTCGCCGGCATCGGCGTTTGGTCCTATGCCCTCCGGCAAGCCGGCTGGCCAGACGACCGGCCGGTCTGGACCGGTTCCTGCCCATGCCAGCCTTTCAGCGCGGCAGGCAAAGGAAATGGGTTTGATGACGAGCGGCACCTTTGGCCGGCTTGGTTCTGGCTCATCCAACAGTCTCGACCTGCAGAGGTCTTTGGAGAGCAGGTTGCGAGCAAGGATGCGGACCCTTGGGTCGACCTTGTACAAGATGACTTGGAAGCCTTGGGTTACGCCTTCGGGGCGGTCCCGTTTCCGGCTGCGGGCGTCGGTACTCCGAACATCCGTGACCGACTTTACTGGACTGCGTCAGGCGTCACCCTGGGTGACGCCTTCGGCTCGCGATTGGAAGGACTCGCCCGGCATGGCGACAACTGCAACGAACCCGGATGGATCGATGCGCGAGCGGCTGGACATGTTGCCTCGGCAGGCGAACTTGGCGGGCTGGCCGACTCCGCGACAGGCGGATGGCGAGAAGAACGTGCGGACGGAGGCGGGCGCTCTGTCGGAGATAGCGCGCAAGGGCTCCCCGCAAGATCTGATCCAAGCTGCGCAAGTGGCCGGTTGGCCAACCCCGATGGCGGGGACGCCTGCGCAGAAGGGCTACAACGAGGCGGGCAATACCGACAGCGGCCGAAAGACAGCGTTCCTTTGCGGGGCGGATTTGGCGGGATCGGGCATAACTCCGATACCGGAATACGGCCCGGCGCGACTAACGGCTTCTGGTCAGATCCTGACTGGCTCTTCTGCCGGGATGGAAAGTGGCGGCCAGTTGAATCCGGCACATTCCCGTTGGCTCATGGGGCTCCCGCCCGAGTGGGACGATTGCGCGGTTACGGCAATGCAATCAATGCCCAAGCGGCAATCGCTTTCATCCAAGAGAGCGCAGTCAACGACAACGCCACCAAACTAGCCGCCTAACGCTCTTCGGGGTGACGTTCCAACATACCAACCGCCCACCCCACCCACAGAGGAATCTCACGATCCCCGGCCTTCCACCGACGGACGGTTCGCGGATCGACGCGAATGCGACGGGCCAGCGGCGACTGCCAGTCTGGCCCGTAGAGAGCAGCTGCTCGTCTCTCCAAGTCTGCGGGAGTCATACCAGCGGTGCAACCTCAACCGAAACAACGCGAACGGTCTTGCCTGTTTCGCGGTCAACCAGCGAACGGCCAATCTTGCGACGCTCGCCAATTGCCCAGTTCTCAGCCTGAGCAACTCCGCGTGTGTCATGATTCTTGGTCGCTCCATCGTCATAGGTCGTAACAACGCGATGGGTCATCGGGCGGGCAAGCTGTTCGGCAAGGAAGGCTTCGATGTTCATGGGTGGCAACTCCGATCCTGTTGCAACCAACTTAGGGCCAATGGTCCTATATGTCAACTTTTTTTTCTCACTGCGTAAGGACATGAAATGACCGACGTCCACCTCGCTCTTTCCTACGCCGCAGCCGGCATTCCAGTCTTCCCTTGCCGCTCAGCAGATGAGGTTTCGGATGAATACGACCAGGCCACAGGCGAACTGGTCGTTTACAAGGCCAAGACACCATTCACGAGCAATGGGTTCAAAGGGGCCACAACCCATACCCGCAACATCAAAATCCACTGGGAACGAAATCCTGGCGCCATGGTCGGCATCCCTACTGGCGAGCAGTTGGGTGCGTGGGTGCTGGATGTCGATGTGCACAAAGACGACGACGGCAAGGTTGTAAATGGCTACGAGGCGCTAGCCGCACTTGAGGCCAAGCACGGTGAGTTGCCCGTCACGGCTACGGCAAAGACGGCAGGCGGTGGCGAGCATCGCTATTTCAAGCACCATGCCGGCGTGAGAAACCGCGGCGCACTTGGTGCCGGACTCGATGTCCGGGCGAGCGGTGGATACGTGATTGCCCCCGGCAGCAAGACTGCAGACGGGCGCACCTATGAATGGCTGGACTGGGATGGACCGGGCCTGCCACCTGTAGCCGAGGCGCCAGATTGGCTTCTTGAGATCGTGCTGCCAAAGAAGGTCGCTCCGACCAACTATACCTCCGCCAACATCAGCGGCAGTGGCGACAATCCGGTCTATGTCGCGCGCGCCGTTGAGGCCGAACTGTCCATCTTGGCCAACGCGGGCGCCGGTTCGCGCAACAACCAGCTTAATGACTCGGCATTCGCACTAGGTCAGTTTGTTGGTGCTGGTGTGTTGTCAGAAAATGACGCACGCGAGGAACTCGAGGCAATTGCAAAGCAGTGGCCTAACTTCCCGAAATCCAAGGGCACCATAGAACGTGGCCTCAAGGACGGCGCAAAAAGCCCACGCGCAATCCCTGCGCCCCCCGAGGACACGGACCTCGGCCCCATGGTTGAGCGCAGCCAAGCGAAGGCTGCCAGGCGCGCCACCGAACGGGAGCAAAATGGCCACACGGCCGATCAACAGGCAGAAGTGATACCGATCGGGAGCGATCCCGATACACCAAGCTACACTGACGAAGACGAAGACGTCGTTCATGACTACAAGCTAGAGGCCATTTCCGACCTCGAGGCGCTAACCTACCCGGGCGGGCTGGTCGAAGACCTTATTGATTGGATTGTATCATCCGCTGAACAACCCTGCCGCACGCTAGCCCTAGCTGCGGCTTTGCCATTTGTGGCGTCGCTTGCCGGATCCAGGTTCTCGACGGGCGGCCGCGACACGCGCCCCAACATCTATACCGTGGCACTTGCCGAGTCTGGTTTTGGCAAGGAGCACGCGCGCAGCCAGATCAAGCGGCTGTTGATGGCCAGCCAGGGCGTGTTCGAAAAGTATGGCGGTCCGGCACGTATCATGTCCGCGTCCGCTCTTAGGGAGGTGCTAGAGGCCAATCAATCGGTAAACTGCCAGATCGACGAGTTTGGCGGCTTCGTCCGTGATATCACAGACCGAAAGGCGGGAAGCCACCAGCGAGCCATCTCCACCGACTTGCGCGACTACTACTCGGCCAGTTCGACCTATTTCGAGGGCGCCGCGTACCGCGGGAGCCCGCCCAAGCGCATCTACAACCCGAACCTGTGCATTCACGGCACGTCAACACCGGACCAATTCTGGACAGCCCTGTCGTCGGCTAGTGCCGAAGATGGGTTGCTACCGCGGCTTGTGCTGTTCCACGTGACGGGAGCCCGACCAGCGGCCGTAAAGCCCAAGCGAGATGTCAGGTGGGTGTCTGAGGGCATCCAAATGAAAATGGCTGATGTGGCGGGTATCGACGTTGTTAAAGCTCGTACGTCTGCTTTTGGCAAGGTGACACCAGCGGCGCCTTACGCGGAGAACAAGCCATTTGTGGTGCCATGGACTGGCGATGCTAAAAACTTGTTCGCCTCGGTCAAGGACTCCATTGAGGCCAACAGCCGAAAGGTTGCGCCCGAGTCCAGGCCGTTTATGCAGCGCATTCTGGAGAACGCGATCAAGCTCGCCTTGATTGTGGCTGTTGGCACCAATCCGGAAAGCCCGGAGATATCGGAGGCCAACATTGAATGGGCTGCCACGCTGTCGTGGACGTGCGCTGCGGCCATGATGGCCGAGATTGAGGACAGGCTGTCCGATAACCAGCGCGAGGCGAATTACAAGCGCATTTCCAGCCTCATACGCACGGCAGGAAAGAAGGGCATTACCCAAGGTAGGCTTGCCGACCGACTGAAGTCGATCGACGCCAGGCAGCGTGACGAGATCCTCAAGGACTTGAGGGCTTCAGGTAAGGTCGTAGAGGCCGAGGTTGAGACCAAGGGGCGCACCAGTCGGCGTCTGATTTGGTGCTGAATTTGACTTCCTTTTTGGGCCGAGACTTTCATCCGAAAATGCCATCCACGCCTACCCTTTCGTCCATGGATGAAAGATTTTCGCCGACCCTTTCGTCAATCTTTTATCCATGCCGAAATTGACGAAAGGGTACCCTATATTCTCTATATAATACAATACCTTACATACATATATATACCTTTCATCCATTCATCCATGATAGTTAGAGTAGAGGTGTATTTAGGGGTGTTTTAGGGGGTCTGTATAAGAGCCCCCGGACAAAAGGGACGAAAGGGTCAGAGACCCCTGTAATCGACGCCGCAAAAAACGCTGAAAATGGAGGGAGCCACCCATGGCCAAAACCACCACCAAATCCAGAACCACCACCCAGACAGTTCGCATTAAGGGCGTTCGCACCAAGCTGGTGACGACCACCAAGGCAGACGGAACGGTAAGCATCAAGACAAAATCGGCGCCTGTCCTTGAGATTGATTTGCAGATTGCCGCGACCAAGCGAGTAAAGCGGCTTCCCGAATACGTGTCGCGCGTTGAGGATGTTCGGCCAGGGACGTTCACGCTCGCTGCCGACCAGAACGGATCCGGCTTTCGTGGCCGCAACGCAGCAGTCAAACTCAAGGCAGCAGGCATGGCGGCTGGTGAGCCCGACTGGCGTCTCTACTTTTACGGTGGCGTCTTGCGTGGCGTAGAGTTCAAGGGTGAGGACGGCGAGCTTACGGATAGCCAAGAGAAGCGCTTCCCGCTGCTAGAAGCGCTTGGCTTTCCGATTACGATTGTCGAGGCGAGGTCTGAGGAAGAAGCGGCAGACAAGGCAGAGGCCGCAGTACGCGGTTGGCTAGCCAATAACGACAACGAAGCTTTACGCGCAGTGGCATAAATCGCCACAGTGGCTTGATAAAAAAGGCGAAAACGCCTATCTATAAGATGCGATTAACACCAATTATGATTTTGCCCAATCTGCGCATCGAGTAGGAATTGCACATGTCTAACGCCAAGAGGGTTGTGTTGGGTGAGGGCAACGTGTCGACTTGGAACAGATCTAAGTTGGATTACCTTTATAGCCTTGCGCATTTCTCCAAAAACCACATTCCTCGCGAGTCGTCTGCGGTTTATGTCGTTGGGTCTATTGCTCCGTCATGCATTAAGGTCGGCAAGGCCGATAGCCCATCAAGGCGATTGGGGGAGCTACAAACAGGAAACCCCGATGTTCTTCACCTGCATAGAGTGTTTTGGTTTGATAGCGCTGCAATAGCAGCAAAGATAGAGGCGAAAGCACACGAATTAATATCGCATAGGAAATGGCGCAGATTGACAGGTGAGTGGTTTGAGTGCCCTCCGTCAGTTGCCCATGATGCGATTTTGCGAGCTGCAGATGTTTCGTCTGTTGGCTACTTTGCCCTTACACCGTGCAATGAGGGGATGGCATGAACGACAATACGCCCGATGAACGCACCAAGGCACGCGCAAAGCTAGTTGATAGAGCGGCCGAAGAAAAGAAGGCAATGCGAATTCAGAAGATACGGATTGGGAAGCGCGCCTCGATCGGCAAGGACTGGGATGGCGGGGCCGACAATGACAACAACATCAATTGGCCGATCGGCAAGGCCCTTTTGGCGGAAGGCAATCACGACCTTCTGAAATATGCAATGCGGTACCGCAAGATTTATGACCAAGCCAAGAGCGAGGTCGCGCTCGGCTTCAAGGGCACGCCACCAGCAGAGATGACGATAGCCAGGCGCAGCACGCTTGATGAGAGCACAGGCCGCATCAGCTATGGCGCCGAAGTGCTGCGCGTGTCTGCAGGCATCGACATTCCATCAGTGCAAAAAACACCCACCAATTCGGACAGCAAGAAGAACGCCGCACCTGTGCCGAAGCCATGGACAGGCGACATGGAGTTGATCAATGCGCTAGACGCTCGTGGCCTTCTAGCAATGCTGCAAAGCCGCATTGGATCCACCCTAGAGCCGTTCGAGATGGCCGTTGTCGAGAGCGCTACACTTGAGCAGGTAGGTAATGCGGCCGGCATTGCGAGCCGAGGTGGCGCAATGGCTGCAGGCAGGGCGATTGTCCACATGGGCCTGATCGCGGTGAGGGACGCTATCGGCGCGGTCAGCTACAAGGATTTGGCGGCTTAATCGCCTTGGTGCGCACCAAACGCCGCAAACTTGCATAGGTATAGGAAGGCAAGCCACTAGCGGCTTCGACATCCAAAAGTTTGAGGCAACGGTGCGACTGGCTGTGAGCTATATGCCAGCAAGTGTTCGCGCGTCGGTCCTCAATTCAATCGCCCATTGCGCGTCCTCCTCCGCGGCATTGGGCGTTTCTGCGGCGACCTCCTGCTTAATCCGGGCCATCTGGACGAGTAGTTGAGGTCGCCGCTTTGGATTTTCATTACCGGGTATAAACCGGGCATTCGGGTTGATCGCCGAATAGCATCTGGTGAAGGGCTCTGGCACCTATGCAGTTCGTCTGCGCCATTCCCTACCAGCTTCCATTCAGCAGCGTAGAGCAGTCCGGTAGCTCGCCAGCCTCATAAGCTGGAGGTCACGCGTTCGAATCGCGTCGCTGCAACCAAAACCGGCACATATGGCCAACGTGTGTGTATGCGAACGGAACCGCTCCTGAGCGGTAGTTGGCCCCGTTCTTCTAGGGTCACCAGACCTAGCGCCGTCTGACTAACGGCGCACCAGCTAGCATAGCTCAGCAGATAGAGCAGTGGTTTTGTAAACCGAAGGTCGCAGGTTTGAGCCCTGCTGCTAGCTCCAGTTTCAACACAGAGGAGAGATACATGAACGCACAAAGCCCTTGGACGCCATGGTTCACGCCTAGCGACGCATCAGTGGAAGAAGACGGCCTTGAAGTTGGCGACGTGGTTACATTGCGTGGCCAAGGACAACTTATGACGGTTGAGGATTACTGCGACGATTGCGGTGCAGTTGACGTGGTTTGGTTCGCCGGCAATGACGAGGAAGGCTGGACTGGTCCGCACCGAGACACCTTTGATGTGGCCATGCTGGATAATCTGGACGATGGCTCACCAACCTAACCGCCACTGGATAGGCTGGTATAAGCTAGCCCGATGGTTACGAAAGCGAGAGGCTCAGCTAATGGCTGAGCCTCTTTGTCGTATGTGCCTAGAGCAAGAGATAGTCACTGCGGCCAACACGGCCGACCACATCACGCCCCATCGTGGCGACCATGACTTGTTCTGGTACGGCGAGTTACAGAGCCTATGCGCTCCATGCCATAGCCGGCACAAGCAGAACGAAGAAGTAGGCAAGACAGTGGTGCGCTATGGCGCGGATGGATGGCCGCTGTGAGCCTGCCTGAGAGGAGACCGGCAATGACTGACCCACGCAAGGCAGAGACGTTAGGGGAGGCCAGCGCCAACGGCGACGGCACATACAACGGTGCACGTGCCCTGTCGTGGCTGTCTGCCGTGCTGACTGGTGGCAAGGGTATCGACCCCGAAGAGATCGAGCGGATGTGGGCCGACGCCAAGGCGAAGCGCAAGAATGTTGCGCGAGAGCGCAAGAATGTTGCGTAACGACGCAACAAAAGCATCAAAACGTAATAATATTGCGTGAAACAGACCGATCGTTACGTGAAACACAATAGGGGGGGGGTAGGAATGTCTACCTACCCCCGAAGCGCGGACCGGCGTGGTCCCAACGTACGCATTTTTTCGATTGAAAATATGAGGGTCTGCCATGGCCAGGGCGAGGACGCCGAAGGCCAAAGCCGAACTGCTGGGCCACGCTGACAAGCAAAAAACCAAATTCAAGGGACGTCACGAGCCGCTCGTTGCAGACGGCATTGGCGAGCCTTTTGACTGGCTAAGCGAGAACGCCAAGAGGGCTTGGCGCGAACTTGTCATTGAAATTCCGTGGCTCAATCACAGCCACCGCGGCGTCCTTTCGATCGCAGCAAAGTTGCGCGGCAGGATGATGGGCGACTCCTCAAATGGTGAGAGTGACTTGGGAATACAGGGGATGAACCTCTACCAGGTTTGCCTCGGGAAGATGGGGGCGACGCCGGCCGACGCATCAAAGGCGGGTGTAAAACCAGATGGCGAAGGCGAAGACCCCGCAGACGAATTCTTCAACCGATAAGCTAGACCCAAAGTACCCAACCGGCCCTGTAGATGGCTACGCCGAAGACGTTTTGGCAGGCCGCGTCATTGCCGGCCCGCATGTGCGGAATGCATGTCGCCGGCACCGTGATGACAGACTTAATGGGCCGAAGCGTGGCGTCCATTGGGATCCTGCTGCGGCTGAAGACGTCTTTCGGTTTTTCGAACTGGTGTTGCGTCTCAATGGCGGCCAGTTCGAGGGGCGCCCGTTCCTACTGCATCCATCACAGAAGTTTGTGGTCGGCTCGCTTTTCGGATGGAAGCGCGTTGAGTCGGATGGGGCTCTGCTACGACGCTTTCGACGCTGCTACATTGAGCAGGGAAAAGGTAACGGCAAGTCGCCTTTGGCGGCCGGCATCGGCCATTATTGCATGGTGGCTGACAACGAGGCGGCCGCTGAGATTTATGCGGCAGCAGCTAACAAGGATCAGGCGTTTGTCCTGTTTCGCGACGCTGTCGCCATGTACGAGCAGTCGCCGCGGCTGAAGGCAACGCTGGAGAAGTCCGGTGGCAACCCGGTCTGGCAACTGACTTACGTAAAGAAGCGGTCGTTCTTTAAGCCGATTTCGCGCGAGGGTGCCCACAGCGGTCCGCGCCCATACGTGGCGTTGTGTGACGAAATCCATGAGCATTCCGATGGCAAGGTCATCGAAATGCTCGAGCGCGGATTTAAGTTCAGACGCGCGCCTCTCCTGTTCATGATCACCAATTCGGGGTCGGACAGGACAACGATTTGTTGGGATGAGCATCAACACGCGGTTCGTGTTGCTGCCGGCACGTCAACGCCAGATGAAGACTTCACCTATGTCGGTGAAGTGGTTGATGACACCACCTTCAGCTATGTGTGTGCGCTCGACAAAGACGACGACCCATTTACGGACCCAACGTGCTGGCAGAAGGCCAATCCGCTTTTCGGCGTGACATTGAAGCACGACTACCTGGCTGGCGTTGTCGCCCAGGCGCGTGACATCCCGTCTAAGCGTAACGGCATCCTTCGGCTTCACTTCTGCGTTTGGACCGAGTCCGACACGGCATGGATACCACGGCCACTCCTTGAAAAGGTAATGGCTGATTTTGACCCTTATGTTGAGCATAAGGGCAAGTCGATCAAATCTGCTGGGCTGGATCTTTCTGGATCCAAGGATTTGACCGCAGGCGCCTTTGTCGTTGAGACGGGCACCAAGGAAGTTACCCGTACGGACGGCGAGGTCGTGAACCTACCGACATTCGACTTGTGGATTGAGGCCTTCACGCCTCGAGACACGATGGACGAGCGGTCGAAGGTCGATCACGTGCCGTATCGCCTGTGGAACCAGACATTCCATAAAGACGCGGACGGCAACGACACGGACCAGCCGTACATCCATGCGCCAGAAGGCGCAAAAGTGCGGATGGACCACGTAGCGGCGTTGTTTGCCCGCATCGAGACTGAGCACGGTATCGATGTCTTGGCGTACGATAAGTACGTTTTCGACAAGTTCGAGGAAGAGCTCGACGCCTATGGCGTGGAAATCAACTCGGTTGCCCACCCGCAAGGTGGCAAGAAACGCGCAAAGCCCAGCGAGGCAAAAGTTGAGGCTGCCAAGGCAGCCGGCGAACCTCCTCCGCTCGGACTGTGGATGCCAGGCTCGGTGGCGGCTCTTGAGACGCTAATCCTTGAGGAGCGCGTTCGCATCAGGCGATCGCCGGTCATTCTTGGCGCCTTGATGGGCGTTGCAATCGAAACCGACCCGCTCATGGGTAACCAGTGGTTCTCTAAAAAGAAGTCGACGATCCGTATCGATCCAGCCGTGGCTGCCGCAATGGCGGTTGGTGCTGCGGTTGATGGTGCGCCGGTCCAAGAGAAGTCCTTCTGGGAAGTTTTGGACCCTAACGGCTCCTACTAGCCGCTCAGCGGCGCAATAAACACAAAGGCGGCCTCATGGGCATCTGGTCTTGGTTGACCGGCCGAGAGGCCGAGCAGAAATCTGTTGGCTTTTCGGACGAGTGGGCGGCTTACCACGCTATGGTGACTTCAAAGAGCGGCGTTCCCGTTAGTTGGGAGCGCGCTCTTGATGTTTCTACAGTTCTGGCAATTGCCCGAGTACTGGCGAACGGTGTGGCCCAGGTTCCGCTGCGGGTTATGGCGGAAACCAAGGATGGAGGAAGCGAGCCGGCAACGGACCACCCGCTTTACAAGGTCCTAAACCGGAAGCCGAACGCCTGGCAGACGAGTTTCGCAATGCGCGAAACGATGATGCTGCATCTGGTGCTTACGGGCAACGCGTTTTTCTACAAAAACATGGTCAGAAATCAGGTGAAAAGCCTGATTCCTATCGATCCTGGCTGTGTTTCCATCAAGCGAAACAGAGATTATTCGCTCGAATACACCGTCACAAGCATTGACGGCACGTCGCAAATCTTCCCGCAGAGCCTGATTTGGCACATTCGTGGGACATCTTGGGACAATTGGCGCGGATTAGACGCCGTTCGGCACGCAAGAGAGGCCATTGGCCTCGCTATTGCTACCGAAACCACGCAATCGGAGATGCATGCCAACGGCCTACAGGCGTCGGGCACGTATTCGACCGAACAGAAGATTGATCCCGAGAAATACAAGCAGATCCAGGCTTGGATTGCTGCCCAGATAGGTGGGCCCAACAAGCACAAGCCATTTATCATCGATTCCGGGTTCAAGTGGGCGCAGCAGTCTATGACTGGCGTCGACGCGCAGCACCTAGAGACCAGAAAATACCAGGTCGAGCAGATTTGCGCGGCTTTTGGTGTTTTGCCGCCAATGATCGGCCACGCTGGTCAGTCGATGACGTTTGCCAGCGCCGAACAGATCTTCTTGGCGCACGTCGTGCATACGCTGATGCCTTGGTACGTCCGCATTGAACAGTCGATCGACAACGATTTGCTCGATGGCAAAGAGGACTCCGGTTTTTTCGCCAAATTCAACGCCAACGGCCTGCTTCGTGGCGCTGCAAAAGACCGCGGCGAGTTTTACGCGAAGGCGTTGGGGTCTGGTGGGTCGCCCGCCTGGATTACGCCGAACGAGATTCGCGCGCTTGAAGACATGAATCCAATCGTTGGTGGCGAGGACTTGCCTAAGCCGCCAGTTGCGCAGCCGCCCACAGGTGGCTCTAAGGAACCACCTAAATGACAAAATCCAAGAACGGCGGTCCCGTCGAGCGCCTTTTTGTCGGCCTTGGCGAGGTAAAACTCGACGAGTCTAACGCTGCAGAAATGAAATTCTCCGGCTATGGCGCCGTTTTCGGCAATGTAGATAGCTATGGCGATGTGATCGCCAAAGGTGCTTTCGCCGAAACGATCAAAAAGGCTAAGTCATCCGGCATATGGCCGGCGATGCTTAGCCAGCATGGCGGGATGTTTGGTGACGATGCCACTCCTATCGGCATCTACACCGAAATGAAAGAAGATGACACTGGCCTCTGGGTGGAAGGCAAACTTGCCAACACTGAGCGTGGCCGTGAGGCTTACGAGCTGCTCAAAATGCAGCCGCGCCCGGCCTACAACGGACTGTCGATTGGTTTCCGAGCAAAAGAGTGGGCGGTCCGCACGCAGCCAGAAGAGCCGCGGCGTACGCTTAAGGCGGTCGAGTTGATCGAGGTTAGCCTCGTGACATTCCCGGCGAACACCAAGGCTCGCGTTACGAGCGTCAAATCCGAGTTTAATCCCCGTGAGTTTGAAGACGGACTGCGTGACGCAGGCTTGTCACGGGCCGACAGCGTCAAGGCGGTCGCGGTCTTCAAGGAGTTGCTTCAGCGGGATGCTGAAGGGCTGAGCGACGATCCTCGTGATGAGGTGGACGCAGCCGAAAAGCGCGCAGCCAACGACCTGGCGACGCGCATCCGAGCCCTCGTCGGCAAATAGCCGATCATCATCCCAAGGAAATCACAATGACTGAGAAGACCGCTACAGAGCAGGTCATGGAAGCGTTTGAGGAATTCAAGCGCACCAACGATGCCGCCCTTGCTGAAATTAAGAAGAACGGCGTTGCCGACCCCGTGCTGACTGACAAGCTCAGCAAGGTTGAGGCTTCGCTGACCAAGTTCGAAGACGCCAACCAGAAAGCCACCGCTGCTGCCCTGGAAGCCAAGAAGGCGATTGAGGACGAAAAGAAGCACGTCGATGAACTCGAGGAGAAGCTGAATCTCCTGAGCCTCAATGGCTCGTCCGACCCCGAAAAGCGCGCAGAAGAACTCAACGCCAAGGCCAATCTCTGGGCTCGCGCTGTCATTGACGCGCAGACCAAGGGCGCCGTCAACCTTTCGGCAGAACAGCAGAAGGTACTTGCTGACGTCGCCGCAGAGGCAAAGTCGCTTTCTGTCGGCAACGACACGACTGGCGGTTATCTGGCACCGGCCGAATATGTCCGCGAGATTATCAAGGGCGTCACGCTCGTCTCGCCGGTTCGTTCTCTTGCCCGTGTTCGCAAGACCGCAGCCAAGTCCGTCATGATCCCGAAGCGCACCGGGCAGTTTGCCGCGCAGTGGGTTGCCGAGCAGGGCACCAAGTCCGAGACCGATGGTCTCCGCTATGGTATGTGGGAAATCCCCACCCATGAGCTCTTTGCGCTTATCGACATTTCGAACCAGAATCTTGAGGATTCGGCGTTCGATATGGCCGGCGAGATCAGCTTCGAGTCGACCGAGCAGTTCGCGGTTGCAGAAGGCGCAGCCTTCGTCTCCGGTAACGGCGTTGGCAAACCGCTTGGCTTCCTCGATGCTTCTTCGGGCCTTGGCGAAAACAACTCCGGTAGCGCGGCTACGATCGCCGATGCTGACGGCCAGGCTAACGGCCTTCTGTCGCTCAAGTACGCGCTGAAGACTGCCTACGCACGCAACGCCACCTGGGCGCTTAACCGCACCACTCTCGGCTCCGTGCGCAAGCTCAAGGATGCGCAGAAGCAGTACATCTGGATGCCTGGCATTGGCGGTCAGCCGAATACCATCGACGGCGATCCGTACGTCGAGGTTCCGGATATGCCTTCGGAAGGCGCCGGTACATTCCCGATCGCATATGGCGACTTTGCGCGTGCTTACACGCTGGTCGACCGCATTGCGATGGAAATGCTGCGTGACCCCTACACGCAGGCAACCAGTGGCAACATCCGCTTCATCTTCCGCCGCCGCCTTGGTGGCCAGGTGGTGCTGGCTGAAGCCCTCCGCAAGCTGAAGTGCTCGGCTTAATTCTGGCTTAGGGCGGCTCTGAGCGGGCCGCCCGTCCCATTCTTTGAAAAGGAGAAAGCCAGATGGCTTCGAAAGACACAGTCAATAACATTCATCCGGTGATCGCCATCGCGCCGATCACTATCACGGACGGCACTGCGCTCGTCTCTGGTGCAATCGATACGCAGGGCTATGAGAGCGTCACGTTCGTCATTGGAACGGGCGTTCTTGCCGATGTTGATGCAACCTGGGCCGTTGTTGTCAAGGAAGGCGACACGAGCTCGCAGGTTGCACACACCGCCGTTGCTGATGCCGACCTGATTGGTACTGAGGCTGCAGCCGGTTTCGCCTTTGGCGACGACGGCGAAGCGCGGAAGATCGGCTACAAGGGCAGCAAGCGTTATGTTTCGATTGAGATCGACGACGTGACCGCCAATACGGGTTCGGCTCCGCTTACGGCAATTTGCCTGCTTGGCCACCCCCGTTCTGCGCCGACCCCGGCTCTGACGTAATTGCATAAAGTTGTGGTGCCGTTTCCATGTTCATGGGACGGCATCACGCTCGTTGACCTGAATGTCGGGGACGAGCGTGACTTCGGATCCATGGCTGCTGGATTGGTCGGCATGGGCTGGATTGAGCCGGTTGGCGAGGTTGCTCCGATTGTTGTCGACGAGCCTGTCGAGTCTACCGCGGACCCCGTCGAACCCGTCGTGGAGCCTGTCGGTGAACCCGCACCCGCCGATCCCGCCATTGTAGAGGCGATCGACGAGCCTTCATTGGATCTAGCGGACGATGAGGCTGCACCTGAGATCGCGCATAACGGTCGCAAGAGGAAGTAACCCAAATGGCGCTGAAACTGGTTACGGCCGCTTCGGCGCCATTGGTCTCGATTGCCGCGGCGAAGAAGCACGTCCACGCAGAAGACTTCACTGACGATGACGCGTACCTTGAGGCGCTAGTTGCGACTGCTACAGCGCACATTGACGGCCCAGAGCCTGCATGGCTAGGCCGCGCAATAGGCGAACAGCAGTGGGAATTGCGCTTAGATAAGTTCCCGACTGGCTGTATCCGCCTTCCGCTCCCCCCCCTGCAGTCTGTTGACGCTGTCTCGTACATCAAAAGCGACGGCACTTCTGGGACGATTACCGATTTTCGAGAGTTCGGCGTAGACTCTCGTATCGGTGCCGGATTCATCCTTCCGGCCTATGATGCTGCGTGGCCAGACACTCGTAACGAGCCAGAGGCCGTACGCATTACGTTTACTGCTGGTTACGCCGATGTCCCGCCAGTCATCAAACGCGCCATCCTCCTGCTTGTTGGCCAATGGTACAACAATCGAGAAGACGCTGCCGAAATCAAACTGACGGAAATGCCCACGGGCGTTGATGCGCTGATTATGCCGCTCCGCTTCTGGCCGTCTTAACACCAAAAAACATTGGAGGCCCTAGTGGCAGACATCACGATTACCGCGGCGGGCGTAATTGCCTCGTCCACGGCGAAGACTGAAAATGGCACTTCCGGCGCCACCATCACGGCCGGGCAGACTGTCTACCTTGACACCTCGACCGGCCGCTACGAGTTGGCTGATGCGGACGGTGCTGTTGACCTTCGCCGACCGCGCGGCATTGCACTGAATAGTGCCGCAGATGGCCAGGCGATGCGCATCCTCACGCAGGGCGATCTGACCATGGACGGCCTGACGGCTGGCGTAACCTACTATCAGTCACCGAACCCTGGCGGCATTGCGCCTCGTGCAGATGTGCTGGCGGGCGACTATGTCACTGTGATCGGCGTCGCCAAGAGCACTACTGTTCTTGCGGTTGAAATCCAGTTCCCGAACGTAGTGTCGGCGTAAATGGTTGGCGCCGGCAAACTTGATCGGCGCTTTTCATTTTTCAAGCGCCAAGAGCAAGATGATGGCGCGGGAAACACCGTGTCGACGTGGGTGCTTCAGTTTTCACAGCAAGGTAACCGAAAATGGTTGCGAGGCGGCGAGACCGTTATGGCCGCCCGTCTCGAAAGCAAGCAGCCTGTCATCTTGACCATTCGCACGTCTATTCAAGCGCGTGCGATCGGGAATGATTGGCGCGTCGTTGACCGCGATGGCACCATTTATAACGTCCGAGAGAACCCAAAAGAGTCTGACGGCAGGGGGTTCTTGGAGCTCTTGGCGGAAAGCGGCGTCGCGGTCTGATGGCTTCAACTCTCGACGCTGGTCTGGCCCGACTGAACCGAAAACTGACACGCACGATTCCGCAGAAAGCGAAAGCCGCTGCTGTTGCCGCGGTCATTCAGGGTGCACATGAGGTCGCAGAGCTGCAGTATGCGCTCGCGCCCGTCGATGACGGTGATTTGCGTAACAGCATCGAGGTTACTCCGCCTGGTAGCACAACGCCTCCATATTCACAGCCTGGCGGAAGCCAAGTTGCGCGCGAGGGGCAGGCGTTGATTACGGCCGGAAACACTAAGGTGCGCCATGCACATCTAGTCGAGTATGGCACGGCACCGCACGTGAATGCCGGGCAGTTTCCGGGGACGCAGCACCCCGGCACAGCCGCCGAGCCCTTCTTCTTTCCGGCTTGGCGCGCACTTCGCTCGCGGGTGAGGGCTCGCATTACTCGCTCCATTAACAAGGCCATCAAGGACGGTGCGAGATGAATTCGGGTGAAGAGCTGCAGCGCCTGCTGGTCGCCACACTCAAGGGCGACGCGCCAATTATGGCCATAGCAAACAACGTCTATGACCAGATACCCACATCGCCATTCGGATCCAAGACGGCCTACATCTCGCTCGGCCCAGTGGATAGCGTTGAGGATGATGCCGACTGCATTACTGGCGTGTCTGTGACGGCGCAGCTGGATATTTGGAGCCGCGCGGTTGGCTCACTAGAGTGCAAGAACCTAACGGATTTAGTGCGGAAGAAGCTGCATCGAGCCTCACTGGCTTTGTCTGACAATGCTCTGGTGGACATTCGGGTGACCTTAACTCGTGTGTTTCGCGACCCGGACGGCATCACCACTCATGGGGTCATCCAAGTGACAACGATGGTGGAGGAGCCATGATGGCGTGGGCAATCTTTACTGACGTGTTCCGATTCGACCGACGCCCGCGGCAGGCGATCGCGTTTGAGGTCCAGCCTCATCCGGAGCCGCAGTCGCGCCCGCGGGATCTTGTTGACGCCGCCGTTGCTGCCGGCAAAGCGCGTGAAGTGAAACCTCCCGGCAAACGCAAGACTACCTAGCCGACAATTCCTCCCATACAACTGGCCGTCCCATTGGGCGGCTTTTTCTTTTTGAAAAGGGCTACCAATGGCAACCGCCGTTACCGAAAAATTCGAACAAATGATTCTGGACGTGGAAACCGCTCCTGGTAGCGGCATCTACGCCCCCATCTGTGGCCTGATTGATGTCACCATCAATAGGACTGCCAATATCGATACCGCCGAAATCCCCGACTGCGATGACGAGTCGCTTCCTCTTAGCATCGAGCGCCAAGTTCGTTCGATCGAGGTGACCGTTTCCGGTACTGGTGTTTGGGCTCGGTCGTCTCAGGACATGCTGAAGCAGTGGTTCTATTCGTCCGCCACGAAGAACATCCGCATTCGCGATACAGCCGCTTCGGTTGGCGATATTGCCATCGAATCCGGCGCCGCGCTGCTTGCGACATTGAGCAACTCGCGAACCAAGGGCCAGAAGGTTACCGCTGAAATCGAACTCCAGTTCGATGGCACGCCTGCACGCACCGACGCCTAAGTGATAACGGCTATAGGAGAGTCATAATGGCGCGCGGAATGGATATAACCTGGGCTGGGGGGGAGCACACGTTCCTCCTCAGCTTGGACCACATGCGGGCTCTTCAGGACCGGTGTGATGCCGGTCCTGCATGGATACTTGCTCGGCTGACGTCGAACCAATGGCGCGTTGATGACGTGGTCACCACGATCCGTCTTGGGCTAGAGGGCGGCGGTCTCGAGAAAGAAGCCGCACGCAAGCTGGTAAAGATCCATGTTGAGGACCGACCGCTCACACTATCTGTGCTTACTGCGCAGGCGGTGTTGGCACATGCGCTTTACGGAGCAGAGGACGACCCGTTGGGGGAAGCGAGGACGGGGACGGAAAGCCCAGCCGTGACCCGCTCCCAAGAGGGCGATGGAAATTCTCCAATTTCTACAAGTGGGCAGGTGTAATCCACCGCGACATCGGGTCGATGACCCTATGGGAGTGGGTCTGCGCCACCGAAGGTTACGCAGAGGCCAACGGCCACAAGAAGCGCCGCGGCGGCGACATCTCCGAGGATAGGCTGGCCGAAATGGGCATTGAGGGGTTCGGCACCGATTAGTGCGGGCTGCTTAGCGTGTTGAGGCTATCCTTTTGCGAACGCGTTCAATACGGCATTCTACGCGCGAGGCTTTCACCGACCCGGTTACGTAAGCCACCTCTTTGGCGACATCACCTGGCGTTATGTCGTGAGCAAGTACGGGAACGGAATCAATTCGCGCTCCCGTACTTTCGCGAAAGGTGCAGTGCGCAAAGACGGACGCCAGACGTTCGCTTGAGGCGTTGAATATGCGCACGTCGGCACGGCCGGGCCTGATGTCGACGACGTTGATCGTTACGCCAAGATTGTTGGCTGTGTCGGCTCCGCTGCGGTCAACTTGAGAATACGCGGCTAACAGCGCGAGCCCGCCAACTGCCAACATCTTTTTCATTGCGCCCTCCAACCTTTCCGCAACCATAACATAGGTGAGCGCACGTGGCTACGGACTTAGAGCGGCTAATTGTTAGCCTCGAGGCGCGTACAAAAGCGTTTGAGAATTCACTAAGCAAGGCGAACACAACAGCGCAACGCCAATTACGAAACATCGAAAAGAAGTTTGCCGACACCAACAAGAAGCTTGAGATCAAGCCGATTGGTGGGCTGGGCGGGTTGGGTGGTTTCGGTAAGGTTGCCGGCGTTGCGGTAGCTGCGCGAGAGGTTCAAAAATACGCTGACGCGTGGACTGAGGCAGGCAACAAGATTGCTGCGGCCAGCCAAATCAGCGGACGGCAGGCGCGGTCTCTTGGTGCGATTAATGATATCGCGAAAGACACGCGCTCTGGCATTACAGAAACCGTTGATTTGTATTCGAAGTTGCTAATGGCAACTAAGGATGTGGCGAAGTCCGAAGAGGAGGTTGCCCGTGCAACCGAGATCGTCAACAAGTCATTCAAGGCTGGTGGCCAAGCCGCAGCCGCGCAGGCATCAGGCATCCTTCAGCTTGGCCAGGCTCTTGGCTCTGGCGTCCTTCAGGGCGACGAACTTAAATCCCTGAGAGAGAACGCCCCCGTTCTTCTGCAGGCGATCGCCGACGAATTTGGCACTACGATCGCAGGGTTGAAGGATCTGGGGGCCGAGGGAGAACTTACGTCGGAGCGCGTCTTCAAGGCAATCTTGAAAGCCCAGCCCCAAATTGAGCGCGCGTTTAGCTCCACGACGGCTACCATAGGCGACAGTTTCACGCTCATGGGCAACACCCTCACGGAGTCCGCTGGGCGCCTTGATGACGTTACGGGCGCCAGCGAGAAGGTTCGTGAGCGCCTCGGCGAGATCATCGTCATCGTCGAAGGAATGACCGCTGCGTTTGAGCAGTTCGGAGGAAGTGCGGCTGGCAACTTCCTTAGCTTTCTGACGAAGGCTGTGCAGGAGGTTGAGCCGCTTAGCAAAGCCCTGCGCATCCTGGCCGACGCCAGCATTTCCAAGGCGGTTGGCGAGGCGATCGGTGGCGCAACAACCGAAGCCGCTGCAGATGGTATTAAGCGTGTTCGCTTGGAGCTTGAGGACTTCTTTGATGCCCGCAAGCGTGGCGCCGATGAAGGCTTCATAAGCCATGACCAGATTAAGGCATTTGAAGATCTTCGCGCGCAGCTAAAAGCCGGCACGATTGATGCCAAGGATGCCAAAGAGGCCATCCGCGGCATTGTCGCGATGGACGAGGGCACATCACCCTACATCGTTGATCAGTTTGACATCATCATTGATCAGCTTGGTGAGATCACCAGGAAGGCGACAGCAGCTGCCGTTGCTATCTCGGGCATCAGCGATGATGAGCGCGGTAGCATGCTCAAGTCCAACCGCGAAGCGGCGGCATATGCAACATTCGTTGCTGACCGCAATGCCGATGCGAAGCGGACGGAAATCCAGAAGGATATCGACACTCGCGCCGACGCAATCCTGAAGGCGGCCGAGAAGATCGGCGTCACAATGACGGAGGCCGCAGCCAAGATTCAGGCCAAGGGCGAGATCGCTGCCGAAACTGCCGCAAAATCTTCTGCGGCAAGCGCTTCGTCTGCGATGGACCTGATCAAGAAGTTTGAAGGGTTCATTGCCAAGCCGAAGTATGACGTGAACGCCCTACGCGTTGGCTACGGCTCGGACACCGTCACGCTCGATGATGGTTCGGTCAAGAAGGTCACACAGGGCATCACGGTTACGCTCGAGGGCGCAACTCGCGACCTGGCCAGGCGCATTGAAGAGTTTCAGGCCGGCATCAAGTCGGATATCGGCTCGGACACGTTCAATAGCTTCAGCGAAGAGCAACAGGCCGTCTTGACGTCGATCGCCTATAACTACGGCTCACTGCCCGACCGCATCATTGAGGCGATCAAGAACGGCACAACGGCAGACGTCTATGCCGCAATCAAGGGGCTCGGTTCCGATAACGGCGGCATCAACCGTGATCGGCGGAACTCTGAAGCTCAGATGTTCATCGGCGACGCCCCCGCCGGCATCAAAAAGGGCATCGACTCGCAAGAGGATTTTGCCAAGCGCATGGAGGAGCAGCGGCAGTACATCGCCGCACTTCAAGCCGAGACTGGCATCCGCGCGACACTAAATCCGCTAGTCAATGACTACGGGCTCGCGATGAGCACGGTGCAGGCTGCCCAGCAGCTTCTTACTGAGGCTCAAAAGGAAGGCACGGCTGCCGGCCTCGAGCTTAAGGACGTGCAGCAGCTTCTATATGGTGACCTGTCACGGTTGAGCCCGGCTGCGCTGGCGCAAGCTATGGCCATGCGTGAGCTCGCAACCCAGACCGGGCAAGCTGAGGCCGCTGGCAACCAACTGTCAGTCAGCCAAGAGAAGCTCACCGAACGATTGCAGGAATCGTCGGCGCTCGGCAAGGACGTTTTGGGCGGGTTCATTCGAGATCTGCGCGACGGCAAGTCGGCTACTGAGGCTCTTGCAGGTGCGCTAGACAAGGTCGCTGACAAGCTGCTGGATATGGCTCTAAACAGCCTGTTCGATGGTGGTGGAGGTGCGGGTTCGGGTGGTGGCATCCTTGGTGGGTTGTTTGCCGGCATTGGCAGCATCTTCGGCTTTAAGGATGGTGGCGTAGCTGCCCGCGGCAAGCCTCTTAAGCGTTTTGCCAATGGCGGCACCTCCAACACGGCTGCAATCTTCGGCGAGGCCGGTCCAGAGGCTGCGGTTCCCCTACCTGATGGCAGACGTATTCCGGTGGATCTCAGAACGTCTGGCATTCCCAACAAGGGGGGCGGGCAAGAGACCATCAATCTTGTTCTTCAAGATGACAGCGGGCGGATGGCTGAAATTGCCGATCAGCGCATTCAAACTAGTAGCGGGACCATTGTCCGCGTGGCGGTCCAGCAGAGCCGGAAGGCCATTAAGGGCGACATGCCCGGCTTGATGGCAAATGCGCAGGCCAGGTCTTTGTAAGGGTATCCCCACATGACAATCCTTTGGCCTGTGCACGTTTTGCGCCCGCAGAACGTCGCCTTTGACATTGCGCCCAGATCCTTGGCAGGACCGTCTTCGGTATCTGGATTCAGCCAAGTAGTCGCATCTGATGCAGGCATCTGGAAGGCCCGCCTTGGCAGCGTGATCGTCAGTCGCAGGAACCACGTTCTGGCGTGGCGTGCGATTGACGCGCTGCTGGAGGGGCGGCTTAACCCGATCCTCGTCCCGCTATGCCGCGCCTATCAGCCAGTTCCTGCCGACTTCGTAGATGACGACGTGCCTCATAGTGATGACGCGCCGTTTGATGACGAGACTGAGTACGATGGCAGCGTAATTTCTGTCTTTCTGGCCGCTGATATGGCGGTCAGGGCTGTGTCTGGCTCCGTCAATATTGCCTACGCAGGCACACTGCAACCTGGCCAGCACTTCTCCTTAGGAGAAAGGCTCTACCGGTTGCGGACGGTAACCTACACCGGCGCCAATACGGCCGATATCACCTTTCGCCCTCCCTTGCGTGAGGCTGCTGCAGTGGGTGCCGTCTTGGAGTTCGACAACCCCGTTTGTCGAATGAGGCTGGTGTCAGATCAAGAGATGAACCTCGAGTTGGCTGGCAGACGTCGTTCTGCGCCAACGGTCAATTTCATCGAAGATATTTAGTGAGGAGCAATGGCCGACTTTTTCACGGCGGAACAGATAGCCGTTCTGTCGGCAGGAACCGTGCGCTGTGACTTCCTCGTGAAGTTCGAGTTCGTATCCGACACCGTCTATGTGTGGAATGGCAACACCGAATTGACGGTCGACGGCAACACATACCTGCCGATGCGCGGCTACGGCCAAATTGATGGCTTGGGATACGCAGGCGGGACCACGTCGGAGAGCGTTACACTGTCTCTTGACGGACTGCCAGGAAAAGCAATTGACCTTTTGGCGATCGCACTAGCAGAGACGCCAGAAGCCGACCAGCAGATGGTCACAATTTCTCTGCAGCTTTTTAGCGATGACTGGCAGCCGACAGGCGTGCCAATTCCTGTTTTCCGTGGCTTCATGCAGCCACTGAAAATCAGTCGCGGCGCGATGCAAGGCGACGACGGTGCCACGCAGTCCATTTCCATCACAGCCGAGAACATCTTTTTCAACCGCTCTCGGCCGCCACACGGCAGGTACACAGACAGAGACCAACAGGCCCGATCACCCGGCGACAAATTCTTCGGTTTTGTGAACTCGCTTCTGTTCAAAACTATTCGTTACCCGGATTACTGACGTGTCCGAAGCGAACATTGATGTCTCTGAGATGCTCGTCGACTTTGTTCGGCGTGAGGCAGATCTGCCAGCCTACCCTGGCGCCTGCTGTCGGATGGCAGACAAGTGGGTCGTAGAGCGACTTGGCTTGTCCACGCTGACCCAGTTTGGCCGCGACTTTACGACAGACGAGGACGTGAGAGACTGGCTTGCTGAGCCAGGTGGCATCGCCGTCGCAGTCAATCGCGTCATGCGCAAGAACGGCTTCTCAAAAACGAGTCAACCGCAGGCTGGCGACGTTGGTCTTGTAATTCACAAGCAGCGTCTTTGCATGGCTGTTTGCACCGGTAGCGGGTGGTTAAGCCGCGATGAGGACGGACTTATTGGCGTTCCCATCGATGCAATTTGGAAGGCTTGGAGGATTGAATAAATGCCAGGCCTGATCGAAAGCTTTGTGCTGCTGGCGCTTACGTCAGCTGGTGTGACTGGTGCCGCCCTGGGGATTGGTGTTACGCTCCTTACCGGTGTCATTGGAATTGGCATCTCCTTGGGTCTGTCCGCGCTGTCGGCTGCAATCTTTAAGCCGGACGCCCCAAGACCTGAAGACGTCCAGACCTCAGTGAGGAATTCTACTGCGCCTAGAATTCGGCATTACGGTCGGGTAAAGGCTAGCGGGCCTTGGGTATTTGGTGAAAGCAAAAATGGCGATTTCCATAAGGTAATTGCACTTGGGACAGGAGAGTTGGATGCCATTGAGGAGTTCTGGGCTGACGACAATCTTCTGACTCTGGACGCAAATGGGTTTGCAACCAACGACCCATACTTTTCAGCCTTGCGTGTTAGACATCGGCTTGGATTGGCCGCAGAGACTCACTATTCCCACCTTACAAGTGCGTTTCCGGAGTGGGATTCGTCACATCGTGGTGATGGTGTTTCTTCGATAGCACTCACACAGCGGGCGCTAGCCCAAGAGCATTTTTTCAAAACGTTCCCGAACAGTATTAACACGTTGTATCGAGTGGTAGCTCGCGGGTCAAAGGTCTACAATCCGATTACGGGGGCCACCGCGTGGACCGACAACGCCGCTGCAATCATGCGAGACTACATCACGCATGGGGACGGCATGCGCCTCCCTGCTTCTTTGGTGACCACGCCACAGGCGGCGGCAGGATGGCTGGCCGCGGCCAACGTTTGCACCGAGAACGTTCCTCTAAAGGCTGGCGGAACAGAAGATCGGTATCGTCTGTGGGGTTCCTACAGGTTGGATGAGCGCCCTGCCGATGTTATTGGGCGCATGTTGTCTTGCGCTGACGGACGGCTTGTTCCGACTCCAGACGGCGGTCTTACGATCGATGTTGGCACATGGGTGGAGCCTTCGGTCGTTATTGATGCTGACACAATAACTGGATTCTCAGAGGTTTCTCGCGGACGTGACGTGATGACGACTGCGAATATCATTCGCGCGTCGTATACGTCGCCCATTCACGACTATCAAACCACTGACGCAGACCAGTGGGTGGATGACACAGACGTATCGCTTCGGGGAGAAATCGCGACTGAGACGTCGTTTATCATGTCGCCATCGCACGCTCAAACTCGCCGCCTAATGAAGTTGGCTGCATATAGGGCAAATCCAAATTGGGTCGGTTCGTTTCAGTGCAACCTCAAAGCGCTCGCCGCTTTTGGCAAGCGTTTCGTTCGCATAACCTATCCCTTGTTCGGAATCGACGAGGTGTTCGAAGTCTCCGATTTCCGTTTTGATATCGGAGAGGGTGGCATCCTTTCTGGTGTGACCCTGCAGGTAAGCTCTATGCCTCAAGAGGCATATGAGTGGGATGGTGTCACGGAAGAGGGCACTGACCCTGCATATGAGGAAACGACGGTGGACCGGACCATTCCGGTTCCGACCGGCTTTTCGTTCACCTATGACCGAATTACGGTTGGTGGCTCTCTTGTGCCATTTGGCATTCTACTGTTTGACGAGCCACCATCAGCCAGTCTGAAAGTGCAGGGACGATACAAACTGACGTCATCCAGCGATTGGAATGTCGTGGCTATTGGAGATGGCGAGACGCAGGCACAAACCAACGCTTTGTCTGATGGAGAAACATACGAGGCGCAGGTTCGACACGTAACCATAACCGCCAGAACGGGTGCGTGGTCGGCCAGCGACACAATTACGCCTGTCGCGGATGCCGTTTCGCCTTCTGTTGTTACAGGCGTGAGCAAGACGGGTGGCGTCGGCATTGTGGACATCAACTGGACATCACCAAACAGCGCCAATTATGTAGCTGCAAATATCCGTCGCAATACGGTCAACACTGAAGGTTCCGCTGTCTTGGTGCGTACCGAATATGGCGCGCCGTCTGCTGCAGACGCTTGGCAAGACTCGGCGCTGGCGCCCGGCACTTACTATTACTGGATCAAGGCTCGCAACGCCTCGGGTGTTGAAAGCGCAAGCGTAGCAACCGGCGCGGTCGTCGTTACCTAAGCCGGCCAATCAACCAACAACAATACCTAAAGGCTCGCTTCGGCGGGCCTTTTTCATTTGGAGAAAAACATGGTGGATTTGGCCTCTACGGTATTCCGCGACTACGAGACAGATGGCGTTGCGTCGTCGGGTGTTCACAAGCCACGAAAGTCGAAGATACGTGAGTGGGGCACCTCGCTCGAGGGCTTCATTAATGCCTTTATGGCGAATGGCGGGCTGATATACGATACGCGAGCCAATTTGTTTGCCGACCTGGCGCATGTTGCAAACTCGTCGGCATGGGTGATTTCAGACGCAACCGTTGCTTACAATGGAATCTATCGCAAGGCTGGCGGCTCCGGGGCGGGGTCGTGGACGCGGGTCGCTGATCTGCCCTACAGCTTCATTCGTCTGAATGATGCAGGCGCAGGCACCGCGAATGCGATTGTCGCGACATCAAGCATTCCACTGCCGAGTTCTTCTTCGGCCGCGCTTCTGGTGATGAACGTATTCGAGGCGAACACCGGCCCCGTTACGATCTCCGTCAATGGCGTTGCCGCAAAAACACTTAAGACTAACTCTGGCACTGATCTGGCGGCGGGCTATCTCACCGCTGGCATGATGGCGGTGTTTCTAGACGATGGCACGAACTTCCGGTTGTTGTCAGATGTTGCCAGCGCAGCGATCCAGGCTGCCGCAGAAGCTGCGGCAGCCGCAGCGATTGTTGCGCAAGCTGCTGCTGAGGCTGCGGCTGCCGGTGCCGCTGGCGCTCTACCTGTCGCTACTGTCGTCGACCTGAAGTCTGTGGATACAACCACAAAAAAGGCAGCCGTAGTTTACGGTGATGGCGGCAGGAACGGCCTGTTTGGTTGGAATGGTGCAAACCTATCAGCATCCATGATTGTGGCCGCTGTCGTTACTACCTCTGTTGATGCGAGCACTGAGACTGCGACAAAGGTCAGTCACGGACTACGAACTGGCGATGCCGGCGTTGTCACGGCTGCTGTTAACGGCCTGACGGTCAACACGCTCTATTATGTGATATGGGTCACGAATGACACGTTCAGGCTGGCCACATCATTCGCCAATGCTTTGGCCGGAACCGTCGTCAATCTGACCGGTACCACCAATTTCACGTTCAATCATCTTCTCGACCCCGAGCAGGGGAAATACGTGATCAGCACTGGCACAGCGCTGGATGGCTCGGCCGGCGCATGGGTTCGCGATGGCAACGTCGTTCGAGCGGCTCATTTCGGTGCCAGCACCAACGCTTCGGCCACGGCCAATGCGGCTGCCCTCAATGCGGCGGCTCGGGTATCTAGCGTCGTCGTTGTCGACGAGGCCCTTGACGCCACAGGCGCGGTCCAAGGCGGACCGATCCGAAACGCGTTGTTCATCGGAAACGGGTCGCTGACCGGCGTATTCCGCAAGCAGGTAATCTCAGATCGGGTATCCCGTTTTGTTGCGCCTGCCAGCGATCTCGTGCCCGCTCGCTTGGAGAAATTCTCAACGAAGGCAGCGCCTGTCGTCGTTCTCGTTGGCGACAGCATTTCGACCTACAACGCTAACACAACGGGCCGGCAGGATAGCTTGGCGGTGCGGCTTGAGCGGAAGCTCCGCCAGGCGCTCAAAATCGGCCAGTCGATGACCTTCTACAACAGGTCCATCGGAGGCACGACATACAACGTCTTCAACACCAGCGTTGCGACCACGCCGATTGATGCCAACGCCACTTGGTGGACAGGCGGCGTCACATGGAAGAACCAGGTCAAGGCTCTCAATCCTGATCTGGTCATTTTCTCGTTCGGCTCGAATGACCAAGCTGCAGCATATCTGAGCAACATAAAGCCGCTGATCGACGACGTGGCCACGTGGGCTTCAAAGCCCAACATCATTTTTTGCACCAACACATCTGCGTCGCTTGGGTCCGACTTCACGTATTCTACGCAGGTAGAGCAGACCGGCCGAGACATCGCGGCGGGTGTCACGCGGTCCATCGCGAAATACTACGGCCACGGTCTCTTGGACTTCAACCGTCAGTTCGTGGCCGCGCGTGATGGCTATGATCCATATGAAACGACCATCGTCAACAATGAGTTGGCGGCTGGAACCGTGGGCTATCAGTATCTTTGCCCGACCAGCACCACCGACTTCATGGTCGAGTTCGACACCAACTGGAACAATGTCATAGCTGCGGGCAACCCGATCATCCTTCGGCTTGGCGCTCAGAGCCTCGATTGGTTGATGATTGGCAAGTCGGCTGGACCGGTGATGCGCTTCCAGTTGTCATCGGGTTCTGGCGCGGATGTCTTGATCTACTCTGACACGACCGCGCCGGATCTCGGATCTGGAACATTTACCCTCCGCGTCGAGGTCAAGGGAGATGTGATCACCGTCTACAATCCATCGCTCGGCGGGCCGGAGGGCACCAACCAGCCGGCACTGTTTACCAGCAAGATTATGAGGGCAGGCGGCGCATTCACGCCTACCATCTGGAGCGGAAATAACGTCCTTGACGACACCTGTTCAAACGTCAGCTTCTGGGTTGCCAGCCAGCGCCTTGTCCGGCCAACCCTAACTGATGATCAACTGTTCGGCAGAGGTGATGGTGAGGGATCGCAGTATAACCACCCGGGCAACTATCTTGGAGCGCATGTCTACGCGCCCGTGCTCGATGCTGTCAGCTTCGGCCCGGCCGGGATCCTGACCGGCACCTACACCCCTACGCTGACCGGCGTGGCTAATGTCGCCAGTTCAGTTCCGGTGTCCTGCCGATACGAAAAAGTATCGTTTGACCGTGTGCGTGTGTCTGGGTCATTCGGGGTTGCTGCAACCGCGGGTGCAACTCCACTACAACTCGGCATTTCGCTCCCCCTCGCATCTGACCTAGCCGGAGCTGGTAGCGGAGCGGATCTATCGGGCGTAGCGACCAGCGGAAGCGGTCTACACGGAAGCATACTAACGGATGCGACTAATGACCGGGCTCAGTTCCAGTACACCCCAACTGGGACATCGAACATCGTCTTCACGTTCACGTTCGACTACATCGTCAAGTGATCAACGATGGTAGCCGTTCTGCGGGTCGCATGGGATGCCAAAGGACGGTCTACCGCATGGCGGTAGACCGTTGCCTGACTCGGGGAAGACGAACGGAAGCATTGCCGTTCCAATCAGGAACGCGATCGCAGCTATTGTGCCAAGTATCTCGGCGCGGCCAACTTTTTGCATCCCATCCGTCTCGCGATTGCCAATACTGCGTGTAGGGCAAAACGGAGATGGTGACAACTGGCGTCTTCCGCCACACAACTCCCCCATAACATTCAGGAGCCGGCCATGAGCTTCTTTGGCCGTATTTCGCGCACCATCAATCGCCTGGCTGGCGGCACAGACGGGCAGACGCTCTGCGCCCGCATGGCGTGGCTCTACGGGTCTGATTGCTTGTTCTGCCGCGTCGTCGGCTTTGCGCTCAGAGACCAAGACCACTGCGCCGACGAGCTCCGCCGAGACATGCGCGCCCGGTAACAGTCGTTAAAGACGGGCCCAAAAGCCAGCCCCTTTATAGAAAGATCGACCATGCTTGGAAAAGGCAAGGCGGAGGCCGTTTCGGCTTCCGACATCGCCGCTATTGCGGATGAACTGGCGTGCCATCCTGCCGACCTCGAGGCGATCGCTGAGACGGAAAGCGGCGGGTTTGGTTGGTTTCCCAATGGGCAGATCAAGATTTTGCCAGAGCCGCACGCGTTTGGAGACTATCTGCCGAAAGAGAAGTTTGCCAGGGCCAAGGCCCTTGGACTGGCAACGGATGACTACAAGGCGACAAAGGCATCCGGCCACTACAAGAAGATGACCACTGGTCCCGGGCCGCGTTATGCGCTGCTCGAAAAGCAAATCGAGTATGACCGGAACGCCGCCTTCATGGGCATGAGCGTCGGCAAGTACCAGATCATGGGGTTCAATCATGCGCTTTGCGGCTACGCCTCCGCGGAGGCGATGTTCGATGCCTTCTGCGCCAGTGAGAAATTCCAGCTTCGCGCCTTTGCCAACTTCCTAAAGAAGAAGGGGCTGGTCCCGGCCATCCGATCTCGTGACTTCGACAAGGTCGAGGTTGGCTACAATGGCGGCGGGCAGAACGGCGCGTATGCCGTGAAGATGCGAGCAGCCTCTGCAAAACTGCGGGCCGGCAAGTGGGCTGGGTATAAGCCAGGATCGATCGACAAGGCGACTGAGCCAGCTGCTAAGCCCGTAGAGGCCACGAAGCCCCCCGTGGCACCTACGGCGCCGAAGCGAAGCCTAATCCAAATCATTGTGGACGCCATCGTGGCGCTCTTCCGAAAGAAATAGCCATGTGGACCAAGTTGAAGGCATTCTTTGCCGATAGCGAAACCATCTTCTGGGCACGCGCACAGATGGGCCTAGGTCTCCTTTTCGAAGTGGTGACCTCTGTCGACCCGAACCTGTTCGCGCCAGTTTTCGGCGATTACTTCCCGTACTTCCTGATTGCCAACGGCCTGCTGACCGAGTATCTGCGCCGCCGCCGTGAAGTCGACATGTGATGTGGCTAGCCATTGTCCGATGGATTACCGGCGACCTTGTGGGGCAGCTAACCAAGGCATACCAAGCAAGGCTCGCCGCGGCCAACGAGACCGAGCGTCTTGTTGCTGATGCGGCAATCAAGCAGCTAGAGGCGGCGCTACAGGAGCGCGCTACGGCGGCTAGTGTCGTCAAGGAGGGGATGCAACACAAGGCATTTTGGATCCCCTGGCTGATTGCCGCGGTTCCTACGGCTGCATGGTTCGGCTGGGGCATGGTGGACAGCCTTGCTAACGGCGCGCTGCCTGACGTGGCTTCCCTGCCACCACAACTCAAGGAATACGCCGACGTCGTGTTCGCAAACATCTTTTATGTCGGTGGCGGCGTTGCCGGGCTTGGCGCCATCGCGAACGCGATCAGAGGGCGTAAATGACAATTACCGCAGAACTGGTTTACCTCGTAATGGCCATCTGTGGCGCGCTCGGTGGCATTTATTGGCGATGGGGCGGGCTAATCGGCAAGGTACGAGACGATCTTGCCGCACACAAACTGCACACGGCAGAAACCTACGTTACCAAGCAGGGGCTTAACGAGCAGACGACCCAAATCATGAAGGCAATCGACGGTGTCGGGGATCGCCTTGACGGCGTCAATCAGCGCCTCGATAGGGTCTTCGAAACTCCAAAACCAACCCGCCGATCGACTTAATCACACCATCTCTTCTCCGCCGCCCCTTCCGCAAGGTTGGGGCGGTTTTTTTGTGCCTAGATTCCTCGAATATGCCGTAACGCCTATTTACCTTGACAGAAAAGGCGAATTGGCATAATCTGCATTTACTAAAGAGATTCCAGCGCATTCCCTCAACTCCAACCGGAGGTCTCCGCTATGCGGACGATGATGCGCGCCCTTGCCGGCGCTACCGCGATTATTGCTCTCACCGCATGCTCGCCCAAGCCTGACACCGAGTTGGTGACCGCGTCTGTTGCGGCGACTCCCGTCGTAATCGACATCATCCCGGCCATGTCTTCGGTCATGCGCCTGTCCTCGGTTGGCGAGGATGGCAAGGAGGCCGGTCACGGATCCGGCGTAACGATCGGCAAGGGGTTGGTGCTTACGGCTGGCCACGTCACCTTCGGCAAAGACACCATGAAAGTGAAGACCGAAAAGGGAGCGACCCTTGAGGGAATCGTGCTTTGGTCGAATCCAAAATACGACGTCTCGTTGGTCAAGGTCGGGATGCCAGACCCGGCCGCAACGTCTGCAGTTCTCAACTGCATAGCGCCAAAGATTGGCGACAAAATCTATGCATCGGGCAGCCCCGGTGTTGCCGACTTCGTCATGCTGAGCGGCACGGTAGCAGGTGGCGCGCGCAAGTCTGAAGGCATGTGGGAGAACGTCATGATTGCCGACCTTTCGGCGTCTGGCGGGCTCAGCGGCGGCCCCGTATTCAACAAAGCTGGCGAGGTTGTTGGCATCGTAGTCGGCGGCATGCTGGCACCAATCAGGCGCCAGAACGACTACGACCTGTCTCAGACTGGCATCAGCTACTTCGTGCCAGGCAGCACCATCTGCGAAATGCTGGCGAGGGTGTGATGCAGGCATTCCTAGCCATCCTGTACGTATCGGCGGGCATCGCCCTGTCATCGGCATTCGTGGAGATTGACCGGCAACGCTGCCGAGACACGGCACCAGGTCACTATGTCGTCATAGCCGCCATCTGGCCGCTTTACTCCGGCGCGCTGACTTACGTGCAGCTTAGAGGCTGGACCCCAAGTAACTTCTGCGAGGCCGCACGGTGAAAAACCTCCTCCTTTACCGACTCTACATCACCAACTTCTGCGGCTTCGCGCTGGTGGCTTGGGCCGCAATGCTCGGATACGTCCAGCAGGTTTACGCCAACGACATCTCGCACATATCGTACGTGATTACTGCGCTGTTTGTCGTTGGCCTCGGCTCAACCTTTCTGCAGGCATGGCGGGTCAATCGTGCGGTCGACGAGGTTGGTGAAGCGCCGCATTTGAATTTGATGCTGTCCGGTAGGCGGAAAGCCACAGCAGCCCGCCTGCCGATCGGCAACGCCCACCTATCCGACATCGCAGAGTGGCTGGTTACGCTCGGCCTGATTGGCAATGTGGTTGGGTTTGTCATTGCCTTGAGCGGCGTCGATACGTCCTCGCTCGGCTCGGCAGACGGCACACAGCAGGTCGCAGCACAGTTGCTAGCCGGTATGGGCGTAGCCTTCTACAGCACGCTCGTTGGCGCCGTGCTTGCGCTCTGGACTTCCATCAATCGCAGAATGCTGGACACGGCTACCGCCCGATATGTGGAGGACGTGAAGTGAGCAAGTTCAAGGTTGGGGATAGGGTTCGGGCGAAAAACGGCCACTACACAGATCTGCAGCCGGGCAGCTCCTACAATCTTCCTAGGTCTGTCGGCGTGGTGGTTTATAGCGGCGATGGGTTTCTTAAGGTCGGTTATGGAGACCTTATTTCTCCCCCGGTCATTCCAAACTCATTTGAACTTGCGGCAGCTGGGCCTATCCGCACCGTGACGAGGCGTGAGATTGTTGACTCCGTGCAATACGGCATCTTCATTCGAGCAATCCCCGGTGGCGTGACACTCGGTGACGGCATCAGCAAATACAGCTGTGATGCCTCCGACCTCCGCGCCGCCGCCAAGCTATTTAACGACCTAGCCGACGTGTTGGAAGAAAACGCGGAGGCCGCGTGATGCGCTATCTCTTGCTAATCCCGGCGCTGGCCAACTTCGCAGTCGCGGGGCTCCTGATAAGCCTTCTGGATGATGCGGCAATCACAGCCGACTGGTGGCGCTTTGCAGGCCTTCTTGGATTGGCTTCGCTGTTCATCTGCAACGCGGGAGTGACGGCAAGCTCGGCGGTGAAGTCATGAACGCCGTCCTGTTTCGAGACCTTCTCATGAATATGCTGCTCGGCCTCACAGCACTGGTGATGCTGGTCCTTCCGACCATCAACCCGCCAGCAGCCGCCAACACCGAGTCCATCTCGCCACCTGGCAACATGGTTGTCGCCATCAGTTGGCCAGAAGGCGGCACCGACGTCGACCTCTGGGTTTCTGGCCCGAGCGAGAAGAAGGCTGTCGGCTACAGCAACAGAGGCGGCCAGCTATTCAATCTTCTGCGCGACGACCTCGGCACGACCGGCGACAGCATGCCGTTCAATTACGAGAACGCCTACAGCCGTGGCCTGACTGCCGGCGAGTACATCGTGAACATTCACGGCTATTCGCTTTCGGCTGAGACGACTGTGAACGTTGAGATCCGTCTAGGCGGATCGGTTGAGCGCATGAAACTGCTGCTCGAAACGTCGCTGACCTTGCGCCAGGGCCAAGAGCGGACGGTTGTTCGGTTTAGATTGGACGCCAAGGGCGACGTTGTTCCCGGCTCTATGAGCCAAGTCTTTTCACCGCTGAGGAGTGCTAAGAAATGACGTGGGTTCTAGTCATGGTGTTTTTTGCCAACGGGCAACCAAATTTCGAAGAGCCGCGCGCCTTCGTGTCAGAATCTGAATGCGTTGCAGCTCTACAGAAAAATTACGACGCGTATGCTGCTGACGGCATAAGCCGAAATTTTCTTGGTGGGGACTGCCTCAAGATTGTGGCTGGATCGAAATGACCGACTTCGCGCTCAAGATGCTGATCCTGGAAGGTATCGGACTCGTCCTCGTAATCGCGATAGCCCTCATGCTTGCGCATTTCTTACTCGGACCAGAGGAGCCGCTGGAATGACCGCCGTCGCAACTGCCTGGCTAGCCGTTACGCTCTTGCTGGCCGGCCTCACCTATGTCGTGATCTGGTCGCGCCATGGTGTCAAAGGATACGCGGTCGCAGCACTCCTGCCAGCCGCAGTCATCGCCGGCCTAGCTATTGGCGCGGCCTTAGGCAACCCGTGGCCGCTCATGCCACCACCCGGCCAATACGCCATCCTTGGCGCAAAGATCGACATCGACAAGGCAATCTATGTGCTGCTGGACGACGGCTCGGACATCCCAACCTATTACCGCCTGCCGTACACGGTGAGCAAGGCCAATGAGCTTCAAGCCGCCATGGATGGTGAGGGGCCTGCTGGCGCCAAAGTTGGCGCGGACGGCGGCGTTGGGTTTGAAGGGGAGGCGCCTGTTGAGGGCGATGAAGCAAAGCAGCCGGAATCGCCGGCCTATCAAGTTGGAGAATGAGATGCCGGACGTTTTTAAGACGCCCTATGAAATTGTCGGCGAAGGCATCCCTATTGCCGAGGCTTTTTATGCTGAGCGCGATGCCGCGGCATCTGAGGTGTGGAAACTCGTCGAAGCGCTAGGCGCGGATGGATATCGCCCGGGTTGGGGCGGAACCATACGTTCATTGCTATTCAAGGAGTTGCCAGCCAATTACCGGCAGATTGGTCGCGACAAAGACCGCGTCGAGTGCGTCCCACACAAAGGAACGAAAGCGGGCAAGAATCTCGCCAAAGTGATCAGCGGCGCCGTCCGGATACCCGACGAGCAAAAACTGGCTGACGCATTTGGTTGGGAGGGTCGGTCGCCCTGCGATGGCACCCGAATCTACTGGGCTACGGTGACGCGGATGGAGCTTCCGAGCGTGCGTTACTTGATGCGCCTCCCGCGCACAACTGACGATGGGTTTGTCCCACCAGCTACCCTCATTGAAATCAAGCAAAGCGAGTACGCCAAGGCGTTCGAGGATCACAACGAGGCTGCACGCGCCTCGAACAAGGAAACCGCCAATTGAGCCCGCATACAGACGAACATCTGGCAGAGGTGGTTGCGGCTCGCGCCGCTCACCCATCCAGCGCAGCAGCGGCTAGAGCCTTGGGAATTCCAGACTCTACTTTCAAGTCGGCGCTGAAGGTTGCGGTTGAGCGCGGGCTGGTAGGGACGGCTCCGGTAATGCCAGCGGAAGCCGTAGCCAAGAAGTCTGCCGGTGAGCATGCATCCGCTCGCGCCGAGGCAATGAGGGCTTGGCTGGTCGAAATGATGACCGGAACGCGATACCCGCTTGTCAATCCGGAGGCGGTGCATGTCGAAGCTCAGACAGGTCTGCGGTATGACCGGAACACCGAGGAGTACGTCGAGTCCGAACGGGCGCCCAAAACATGGGTGTCTGACACGTTGCGGGTTGCTCCAGTTGCCGACTGCCGAAACCGCAAGTACCTCTTTACCGGCGCGCAGAATGACGCGCCCGTGCACGAGGCGTTCTGGGATAACCTGCGCGCGTTTGCGGCGCATATCGGGGCTGAGATTGTTGTAGGTCCATGGACCTACGAAACATCGTGGTTCAACGAGAACTCGCCAACTTCGCGGCAGTATTCCACGCTCATTCAGGACTTCATCGCGTTCGGCCAGATGGAGATTGGCGACAACTTCATCTTTGCAGGCGAGATGAACACCCTGCCTACTGCGGCCCGCCCTATATCGGATCTGGTGACCTATAGTCGTGGGCGTTGGGCGGTCTTCCCGCACGCCAAACTGCAGCTCAAAAGCGTCCCGTCGACCGACCCTGCCATCCAAGCACACCAGGTCATGACGACTGGTGCCGTCACGTGGCCGAAGGTCATTCCTCGTAAGGCCGGCATCAAGAGCATCTTCCACCACATCATCGGCGCAACCATTGTGGAGTTTGACGCGGCTGGGGACATCTTCCCGCGCCAGATCAGCGCTTCTGATGATGGGTCGTTCTATGACCTGGACCTGTTTGTGGCCGATGGCCGCGTAACTGACGGGCACAAAGTACGGGCGGTGGTCTGCGGTGATGTTCACGAGCGCAAGCTGGATCACAACAACGCTTTGGCCACCTTTGGCTTTGGCACCGACAGCACGACGACCTACCGAGACAACGTTATCGACACACTGCGCCCAGATGTGGTGATGGCGCACGACGTGTTCGACAACGAAACCCGCAGCCACCATCACGCCAATGACAATGCGCATTTCTTTGAAATGGCGGTCCGTGGTCGCGAAAGCGTCATGGACGAGGTGCGTGCCGTTGCGGTCTTCCTACAGCGGCTACGCCGGCCCGGCGTGACTCCTGTCGTTGTCGAAAGCAACCACGATCTAGGTCTCGAGCGATACGTTCGTGAGGGCCGATACCGCAATGACGGCATCAACGTTCGATACGGCCTAAAACTGGATGACGCCTACCTGGCATCCCGTGAAGGGCAGGCTATGGCGCTCGATGCTGGTGAGCCGGTTCCGACTTTCAGCCTCTTAGAGGCTGCGGTCCGCATGCTTTCCGACGATGGACTGGACGGCGTCCAATGGGTCCACGACGGCGCGAGCTTTGTTGTCGATGGCATTGAATGCGGCAATCATGGGTTCCGCGGTGCCAATGGCTCCAAGGGAACTGTGTCTGGGTTCGCCCGCATCGGCCGAAAGATGTCGATCGGCGACAAGCACTCGCCGGAAATCATGGACGGCGTCTACTGTGCCGGCGCGATGAACCTGCGTCACGGCTACAACAAAGGCCCGAGTTCTTGGGCGGTGTCGCACATCGTGCACTACCCGAACGGCAAGCGGACGCTCATCACACTTCAGAACGGAAAGTGGCGTGCTGCTAGGCCGGTGGTCCGCGTGCAGGCCGCAAACGACAACCGTGAATTAGGGGAGAGGGTGGCGTGAGCGCCCTACTAGCCTACTACATCGGCATGCCGGTCAATGCTAATGGCAATGGCCCCGCCTGCGAAAGCGAGACTGTGCGCGTCCTGCATCAGGTGTGGGACGCTAGTTGCGCAACAATTTGCGAAGCACCTACCGAGGCACTGGCGCGGCTTATCGCACAAAGCCTCAATGAGCACCTCGCGAAGGATCCCGCAACATGACCCGCACAGAGGCATACGCGCTCTGGTTTTTTGCCGTGATGACCGTCCTCGGCATTGCAAATTGGGCCTTCCAAACAGGAGGTGGATCTTGAAACACGAATGGCAACCTATTGCCACGGCACCCAAAGACGCCACCAACGTCTTGCTGTGGTGCCCCGGCAGATACCGAAATGTCGAAATCGGCAGCTTCCGAGTTGATGAGGGGTTCTCCGACAACGAAGACCCGCTCTGGCTCGACAATAGCTACGACGACTTTTCGTGCGGCTACGCAAGCACACCTCTGGACCCAACCTACTGGATGCCGCTTCCCGCCGACCCGGCAGGTGCAGCATGACCGTCGTGGGAAGGATCGAATTCGCGCCGCGCCCGCAAAGCGCAACCATGTCTTGGGACAGCATTGCTCGCCGCTATGTCGAGCACGACACTACAGCGCAGACGACGTTTGGGGAGTTGCCGAAGTTGGCGCCGGCCAACGACAACGCGCCTCCACTCGGCCAGTCCTATGTTGGCGGTCCTCCGCCTACCGCCAACCGCATTGGCGATTTCATGCAGACCTACACGGGCCAGATGTTTTGGCCGCTCGACCCGCGACCTGACGAGATCAACATCTTTGACATCGCGCACAGTCTAAGTCTGCAGTGCCGGTACGCTGGGCATTGCGAGCGCTTCTACAGTGTGGCCGAGCATTCGGTGCTTATGGCGCGATGGGTGTCGCCGCCAAGCCGCTTGTGGGCGCTACTGCACGACGCCAGCGAGGCGTACCTCGTAGACGTGCCGCGCCCGCTTAAGCGCCACCTGCCAGGATACAAGGAGGCTGAAGCCAAGGTGATGGAGGCCATCTGCTTCCGGTTCGACTTGTCAAAAGAGATGCCGGCTGAAGTCCACGAGGCTGACAACCGGATCATTGCTGACGAGCTCATGAATATGCGCTCGATGGCCTGGCATGCGAAACATGACGACCCGCTTGGCGTTCGGCTGGAATTCTGGTCGCCCAAGGAGGCTAGTGGGCATTTCCTATTAGAATTCGAGCGGCTAACGGGGAGGGCTGCGGCTTGAGTTATACAACAACACCGCCGCTTGCTTGGTGGACGGCAGACGGCAAGCAAAGCCTTGCGCGAACCGTCCACGAAAGCGAGCCAGTTCGGAAAGACACGGGCTTGCTGAACGTCGATGGCGTAAAGCTGTACCGCGTTGAAGATAGGCAGCCGATCGGCTTTGTGAGGTTTCGATGAACCATTTTCACGTCGGCCAGAAGGTCGTCTGCATCAATGACAAGTTCAAGAACGTCAGCATCGACCAGCTAATCCGCGAGGGCGAGACGTACACCATTCGCTGGCTCGGTATGTACAAGCACTATGTCGATGGCGAATTCCTTGGCGTGAAGCTGGAAGAAATAGATCGCGGCAAGGACAGTGGCCCAGAAGGCTACGGCGCGGACGATATGCCCTTCCGCGCCACCCGTTTCCGGCCTCTGGTGTCAGATCCGCTGGCCGAACTACGCAACCTCGCAGTCGACCCCCACGGCTACAAGCCAGATGCGCCCGAAGGGCCGGTTCATCCTGACGGGCCGTTGCCTGAAGTTGTGCGTGAGAAGGAGGAGGTGGAGTGATGGACCTAAGTAATCACGCGGAGGCGAGTGCCAATGTGCGTCGCGCGGCGGATATGGCTGCAGGGATCGCCAAGAATCTTAACGCGCTAAACAGCGGCCCGGTCTTCGAACACGAGAAGGCCAAACTATGCGGCGAAGTCGACGGATGGATGACGGCTCTCGCCGGCCATCTTGGCTACAGCCTCTCAAGAGAGGTCTAAAATGACCGACGAACGACACTACCTGGCCCGTGACAACGACCTGCACTGGTATGTCATCCCGGCCGGACAACGGGATGAGTGGGAGGCCTTCTTGGGGATCGACTCCGAAGATGAGCGAGCCTGGCAGGTTCCGGAATGGGCAACCCCTGTTGGTGGCTCGCCGTCGCTCGTCACGTTCACTAATCCGGAGATCGCATGATGAACGCCATGGCATACAGCCCTTGGGGCGCACAGTACGTCCCCGACGACCGCGCACCGGCCAATGACAACAAGCCGCTAATGATCGGCCTGACCGGCCTTCGTAATGTCGGCAAGTCAACTGTGGCCAACCTATTGGCCAAGGAGTACGGGTTCACCAAAGTCCATGCCTTCGCCAGTGGTAAGGAGGCTGCCAAGGAGTATTTCATTGCGATCGGCTTTGATGCTGATGACGCGTGGGAAATGGTCTATGGCGACCTGAAGGATGTTCCGTGTGACGCGCTGCCTGGCGGCGTAGCGCCGCGGTACTTCCTTGAGAAGTTCGGTCACTTCATGGGCCATACCCTGGGCGTTGAATGGACCCTTGGCCAAGAAGTGCGCATTGCGCGGCAGCGCAGCACTCGCATCGTCGTCGAGTCGCTGGTCTACGAAGCCCCATGGTTCAAGAGGCAGGGCGGCGTCGTGGTGCGCCTTGAACGTCCCGGGCATGTCGGGCCAGTGGGAGTTGAGAGCGACGCGGTACAGGCGCTTGTGGCCGCAGACGCTGCCATTTCAGCCGTGTCTGTCGAGGAACTGAAAGACAAGGCGAGAGGGCTGGTGCAGCAGATGTTTGGGGGTAGGTGATGGCTGAGTGGAGATTGAAGCGCGGCAATCCTGAATGGCATGAAGTGATGCTGTACCGGGAGACTTTGTCGAACGGCATGCTCATTGAGGCCTACACCGAAGACTGCGACGGCGATGTCGAGTATTGGGGCGTCAAAGAGAACGGCGTCCTGGTCGCTAGCGGGAAAACCGACTGCAGCCAAGACGAGGCCCGCTTGGCCGCAGAGCGTGTCATCTGCTACGGCGCTTCGCCAGACGTGATGATGCGGCAGGGGATGGCGGCGTAGTCACAAACGATATCCGCAAATTGGTAAAGCCCGCCGTCATTGGCGGGCTTTTTCGTACCAGCCGTACCTACACCAGTCAGCCGCGTAGGCTATCAATGGCCTTCTTGCCGGACTGCCGAGCGTTCTCTACTTCGGTCTCGGACATGTCTGCGGCGCGCTTGAACTTCGTATCCCTAGGCCAGGCCTGCGGAGTGATCGCCGCCCACTTCTCGCCTTCGAACGTGCCGGGGAACATGCCCTCTATTTCCTTCATAGCGGCCCGCATCGCGGACAGTAAGGCTGTGGCACGCTTGGCGTTGCCAACCTGTGCAGCCTTCGCCTCTGCTTCTTCTTGCTCACGGAGCTGCTTTTCTAGTGCGGCGATTTGTGTGCGAATTTCGTCTGCCGTTGGCATGTGGCGCGTACCCCTATTGCTTGCGCAGTAAAAGCACGCGCTCACGACATTTTCAAGCCTTGGCTACGTCGCCAGGGCACATGCCTGTATTGTACAGCAGGCAGTCTTGGCACGGCTCGCTACCTGGTATGACTCGTATTAGGCTATCGGACATCATCATGCGATCGCGCTGGTCGTCTTTTGTCGCGAATGATCGTATGCCGTAAATCTGGATCCGATTGCTGGCTCTAATCCGTCCCATCACTAGAGACGGCAGGCTTTGTTTTTTATGTGAAACGCATTGCCCGACTGAGAACGACCACGGGTCATCATCGGGCGGCTGCTCGGCCTCGTAAGCTAACGTCATTGCACTGATTCCCTAAATTCGAAGATCCCAAGCTTCTTGCTGCGGCACTCCGCATAGTTTTGTTGGATGCAATGCTTTTTCGGTTGGGCGCATCGAGGCGCCAAGCCGGGGGTTTGCAACTGCTATGGAATAGCAGCCGGTGGCTTTTAGCTAACTGACCGAAGTCAGATGTCGCCTGGACATAACGCACCGCCCCCGGCCGTAAAGCCAGGTTTGGGCGTACACCGCCAGGTGACGCCACGAGTTCAACCGTGCGGAAGCGTCCCACTGACGCACGGTCTATTCCATATCCGGGTTGCAAAGCCCAAAGCCATTGATGGTGATTTGTTGGCGTAGGGCAAGCGCTAACAATCACTATTCTTCACAAGGCGTTGATTAGAGTTTTATTCATTAGTACGCACGCGGGTAACCGCTGCGTGCGGTTCAATGCATAGTTGATTCAAAACTAGGGCGTGAGAATTTCCGTCACCGTAGCGTGCCGAAGCTTCTCTTCGCCTCGTAAGTGCTTGGCTCTGACTTTCAAAGCCGGGGTGACGGGCGATGCGCCTTTGTTGATGCCTACGTCCGAAGCCCATCGATCGGTTTCGAGGAAGGCTAGTGCCTGCCACAGATCGTCGCGCATCTTGTCGCCGATCGCAGGGATGGCCCTGCCAACGTATCGCAGCCCCTCGTCGGCCAAGAGCAGGGAAGGAGCAACGCCTTTCTTCCGCTCGTAGCCTATGACGATGTATTCCCCGGTCGTGTAGGCTTTGATTTTCAGCCAATCTCGACTGTCGCCACTTCGATAGCGGCTGGCGAGGCGTTTCGAGACTATGCCCTCAAGACCCATGTTGTCGGCTGCGGCAAAGAGCTCGGCACCGGAGCCGCGGAAGTCTTGGCTGAATTGGATAGCAATGTCTGGCCTCGGATCTCCGATAAGATCGCGGAGGCGGCTTCGCCTTTCCTCGCAGGTTTGGCGCCGGATGTCTTCGCCATCGAGTGTGAGCAAATCGAAGGCATAGAACACCAGCGAGGCGCTCTTCCATCTGATGGCGCTGGCGAGCTTGTGGAAGTCGCTGCGGCCTTCATCGTCCTGAACGACCATCTCCCCGTCGAGCACTGCGTCTCGGCTGATCAGTGCGCGCACTGCCGCAAGCACAGGTGCGTACCGCTTCGACCAATCGACGCCCGTCTTAGTGAAGCCTTTGACGTCTCGGCCGGCGAGGTGAATCTGAGTGCGGTAGCCATCGTACTTGATCTCGTGGGCCCAGCCTTCACCCTCTGGCGGCTTATCGACCAGCGTGGGGGCGCAAGGCGGGATGAATGGCGATCCACGTACAAGCACGATTGATAGCCTCCGGCTTCGAAGAGGCTAAACGAACAAGCGCGCTTTGTGATCCACCAGATTGACGCCTTGAGGTTTTGTTCCTATTTTGTTCGCATGCCTATGCTGTCCGAATTCCCGTCAGACAAGATCGTAGTCACGTGCGACAAGTGCGGGCTGCGGAAGCAGTATGACCGGGAGGCCATGCTGTATGCTGGCGGAGACCGTACGTTGGCACATCTGCTTGATGAGATCGTCGAGCGGGTTGGGTGCACCAAAAACCAAAACTTCAGTGTCTACGACCGCTGCGGCGCGAAGTACGAGGAGTTGGCCCGGCTATTGGGAAATGCATATGCGAGGGCTAAGGGCGGTTAGGCGGAGGAATGCGGGCACGTCGTGCGTCGCGGAAGGCGTCTTGGGGGCTATACCTTCGGCTTCCCCGTGCCTTCGACATAAGCACGGATAGGCTCTTTGTTGCGTCCTCGCGGCTAATACCAACATCAGCGGCAGAGGCATAATATTCATCAAGGGCTCGCAGGTAGTGCAACTGCCAGGGCAGTAGGCTAAGGGCGCTGGCCTTGGCGATCGTGCGGGCTAGGGATTCGAGGGTCATTTTGAAACCTTTATTCGACCGCCATAGGCCGAAAAATAATCCGGACCTTCGACAGTGTAATTCCAGCGCTGCTTGTGTTTCCACCACTCGCGGATCACGGCGAGTCCATCTACGATTCCGCGTATGTGGAACTTGCGCCCGCTGTGGATGTTGCCTGGCCCGAAGTCATGGCGGAAAGACGCGCCGGGCCTCACCCAGTCTGGGAGCGCATCCATCACCAGCGCTCCGTGATTACATTGTCACCGCAGCCAGCGCAGGTGAAGCCCTTCGCGCCGTCCGGGCCGCCGCCATAATCAGTTCCGCTCCAAAGCGTCCGGACCTCTCGCGGCGCGTACTCGTTAACTGCGGAGCACTTCTGGCATGTCGCCTGCTTCATAGCGCTCTTGTCGTGCCCAACTACAGTGGCCATCACTTCCCTCCTCGAGCCAGCGCCAAGGCGTCATTCACCGTGTCCCACCCTCGGTCGTCGTAGCAGATGAACACGCCGCTAGTGGCAACGAACTCTAGCGCAGCCACAAGCGCGTCGATGGTGTCGGCGGCTCGGTGCCTCAACTTGCGTAGCGGCACGTCCCTATCGAACGGCGGCGCCACCGCCTCTGAATCATTTCGCAAAAGAACGGTGATGGGAGTACGCTCTTTTAGTGCGCTCGCCTCGTCCATTGCCGCCATTATCAGCTTCAATCTATGGTGCATAATTCCTCCTTGCAGCGCAGGGGCCACCCTCGGTTGAAAGGGCAGAATATGCCAAAACGCCTTTAACTACAAGAGAAAAAGGCGAAAAGGACTATCTGAAATTAGCTATGTCGTGCCGCAATCAGACTCATAAAAAGTCAGCTATTTTTGGTTTGTTTTTCTTCTCTAAGCCATTGATTTATAATCCCTGATTTTCTCCACAGTTTGCACCTAAGTCATTGAAAACATGAGGGTTTCAGCTGACTCTTAATCAGCGGGTCACAGGTTCGATCCCTGTCGCACCCACCACTTAACTAGCTGAATTTGCTGGTTATTTTGATTTCCCGTAAAAGAACAAAAAGACCGGAAGCGCTTAGTTTGCAATCAGTTTGCAGATTTCGTTCGCGCTTCGTGCTTTTCAAGCTTGGCCATAGCCTGCTCGGCTAGCTCCACCCGGCCGCCCAGGTAATGGGCGTCTAGGATTGCTTCGACGTCTTTTAGCGAGTGACCCGTGATTGACCCGATCTGCGACACAGAGCAGCCGGCGAGGGCGAGGCGGGTAACTGCCGTGCCGCGAATGTCATGGAAGGTCAGGCCTTCCACGCCAGCCTTTTTGCATGCTTTACCCCATGAGGCGCGGAAACCGTCTTCGGTCCAAGCCTTGCCATAGGTGTTGGTCAGGATGGTGGTTGCATCCTTGCCGTGGAGGTTCACGACCTTGGGTGCCTTTTTAGTTTTGAGTTCAGCGTCAAGCATCACCTTAAGCGGGGCGCCAACAGGGATGTTCACTCGGGCGCCTGTCTTGCCCTGGCGCAGCTTGATGCGCGTGCCATCGTAGGCGGACCATGGCACACGCAGAAGGTCGCCCTCACGCTGCCCGGTCCAAAGAGCCATCATAAGCGCCATACAGAGTGGTCGGCTGGCCGTGGACATCACGGCAGCGATATCATCTGGCTCCCAAATCTTTTCTGCACGGTCTGCCGTATAAAGACGCCCCCCTCGCTCGCAAACGTTCACTGCAATCCGGCCATTGTCCTTGGCAACGGAAAGAACTCGAGCAAGCGTCACCCACGCGTAGTCTGCGGTCCGCGGCTTATCCGCCATGGTATCGCGCCAGGCCTTAAAAAAGCCGCGGGCGGCGGGCTCCTGCACAGCATCTAGCGGCAGATCTGCCATTAGACGGCCGGGTTTCATTTCATATTTCTTGATTGCCTTGATGTAGCGGTCATAGGCCTTTCGAGATTTGTCCGACTTGGTCGTGTATTCTGACGATCGCTTGAATTCGTCCAACAGCGTGTGAAGTGTGTCGCTGGTCTTCTTTTTTTCGCTCTCGTGGCAATCCGAGTAAGCCTTGGCAATTCTCGGATCTCCGGGCTGTAGCGCGTTGCCGTCTGCATCCTTTAGCAAGGGACCACCGCGCCAAGCGTACAGGTAAATCCGATTCGTCCCATCGGCGAGCGTCTTCTTGACCCTGGCAATGCCCTTGAGTGGAACCCTCATTTGCCTGTCCTTAAGAACCTGTCGACGGCGCTTTCGCCAGCAACATTATCATTGGCCAGCCCGGACGCCTTGTCGAGCGCTTCGTCGATCGCCTTTTTATCCCAACGCTTGGAGCCAAACAGTGGCTTGGGCATGTACCCGGCCGCAACCCACCCTGAGAATGTGGCTGTACTGCATCCGCAATAAGCCGCAGCATCTTGGCGAGACAACAGCCGTTGATTGTCATTTGCAGGGGTCATTCCGCCTTATCCTTCTGTGTAACAGGGGCGGGGGAACGGAGCTCGACCCGGACAGGGCCTTTGCAGGGCCGCTTGTCGCTGGTGGCGTTCCTGACGTAGCCGCAGGAGCGGCAGCACGTCATGCCGTTGAACTCGAACCAGTCGTGCGGCTTGGGGTGTTCAGCGCGTGGAGCTACCGAAAGGTCAATGACCTTGTACCAGCCTTCAATCTGAAGGCTTACCGCGACGCGGCCAAGCGGCTTATGCTCCGGGCCGCCGACAATCCGCGCGTTGAGCGCTTTGCAGAGATGGTCGACCAGATCGGCGCTGCCGACTGCCTCATCTGTCCAAGGGGCAGCGATGAGGTCGCAATCACGCTTCATCGATCCATGCAGGCCAACCGAGTATCCAACTTCGCGGGCCGCTGCCCAGATCAGACGAAAGTCGGGCAGGGCAGGATCTTCCCATTCCGGTGCGGCATCGGGAAACCGCTGCGGCGCAACGAAATCAGGCCAAATGCCGCTTTCTGGCGTCTCCACCCTTCTACCCATTTGCTTCTCCCCCGGGTGAGGGGAATTCGATCTCGATTGGCCCGACATAGATCCGCCGGACTTTCTTGATGGGCGCTGCGATGGTGTAGAGATGCCACCGCCAGCGCAGGGCGATGAGCAGATAGCCGGCGCGGAATGGAACGGAGGCGAACACTCCGTTGCCACGGTAGGCGTCCTCGAAGCTCCCGACCTTCAGACGTGCGCGTGTCTCAGCCATTTGCATCACCGTCGAACTGGATGGGCTGGCGTTCGACGCGCTTGAGGGCTGGCCTTGTTCGGCGGTTCCATGCGGCAGCCACGTCGTCACGATACTCGCCGCTCATGTCGATACCGCAGTCGTCGCAGGCTATGGTGTGGTGAGCGTCGAACTCACCGGCTGGGCCATCGGCATCGGCTGGGTACAATTCCACGACGCGCCGCTCGACAGGCGTCTTGCCACAAAACGGGCACGGCTTTAGCGTCTCAGCCATTTCGATCTTCCTTATTGGGGAGGGAAGGAGGAGCGGAGGGCTTCCCGTGTCCGGGATGGAAGCCGTGTTCCAGATTGGCCTTGGCACGAGCGCCGGCAGCCTCTTCGATGGTGTCGAACAGGCCAAGGTGCTTATCCCGGCCATCGACACGGATGTGCGCCGTCCATTTGTTGGTTGTCTTGTGCCAAGTAACTCCCGTGACGCCAGAAGCACTGGAGCGACGGATGGACGAATTCCGCTGGTTCTCAGCATTTGTCACAAGGCGCAGATTTTCGAGGCGGTTGTCAGATCGAACACCATTGATGTGGTCGACCTGAAGTCCGTCCGGTATCGGGCCGTTGGTGTAGATCCAGATCAAGCGATGAGCCGCCAATTTTTGGCCGTCTATCTGGATTTGCCGATATCCTAACGAGTTGATACTGCCCGCCACCGTGCCGGCATATCGCGCATTGCCGATCTTCCAGGCGCGAACGTCGGCGAAGTGTTCGACAGGCCGCACGCGCCAGACCAGAACGCCCGCAGAAGCATCAAAATCAAACATGGCCCGCAGTTCGTCTGCGATCTCAGCCATTGCTATTCTCCTGGAGGGCGAGAAGGGCGGCGATCAGGAGGGCAATGGGGCGGGAATTGGATTGGCCGCTTCCCTTTGTCAGGTAGGTGGGTTCTGGGAACCCTTCATCCATCACCCACCGGAGGTCATGCATCACTTCGGCAATATGGCGGGCTTCGCCATCCCGGAAGTCAGCGCGGATATCCTGCAAGCAGATATCGCACCCCGGCAGCACGCGCTCTACCAGAGCAACGGCTGCGTCGAGGGAGGCGGTGTAGCGCGGAACAAGCATGTCGGCGCCCTGACCGGGGCACGTAAAAGTGCCATCAGGATCCAGACGGCAGTAAATGACGCCCTTATATGGCCGCTCCTCAGTGACGAAACCATCGACGGCAACGCCAATCTGGCAGTCAGCCTCCCGATCCGGCCCCTCAAGCTTCTCCAGCTTTTCGATCAGATCAGCATGGCTCATTTCGGTGCCTCCTCAGCGAGCGCGGGTTTGCCGTGGCCTTTGTGAAAGCCGAATTCGCGCTCAGCCTCGGCACGAGCGGCGATGGCGGCTTCGAGTGTGTCGAAGTATCCGAGGTGCTTGCTCCGCCCATCGATCTTGATCTTTGCTTGCCATTTGCTGTCGCGCTTAGACCAGCGGACGCCGATCACACCGCTGGTGTTGGTGCGCGGCATAGACTGGTTGCGCCCGTTCTCGGCGTGCGTGACAAGGCGGAGATTGACAACGCGGTTGTCAGATCGATTGCCATTGATGTGATCTATCTGCATCCCTCCTGGGATGTCGCCGTTCGCATAAATCCACACCATCCGATGCTCCCACCACGACTTCCCATCGATGTAGATGCGGCGATAGCCCTTACCTTTATCGAGGGCACCAGCGACTGTGCCTGCGTAGCGAGAGTTCCATCGCCTCCAACCCCAAACCGTCGCGAAATGGTCAGCCGGTCGAGTCCGCCAGATGAGAACGCCAGCGTCAGCATCGTGCTCGAACAGCTCGTGCAGCCTGGCTTTTGTTGGCTTATGCATTGGGGGACACCTCACCCACAGCCGGGGAGCGGAGAGCAGCGCGGTAAACGCGGATGAGTTCCCTCATTTCGTAACGCGTGACGCGGCCCGTTTGCTCGTTCCAGGCGCACACGTTGATCGTGTCGAGGTCTTCTTCCGAAAGCTTCAGGTCCCCCACGGGCGCTGAGACTGGCGCAGGAGAGGCGTAGAGGGCTGCACAGATGCGGATGTATGCGTTCATGCGCTCAGGGTCGTAGGCGCACCACGCGGTATGATCGTCATCCGACAGGCGGTCGCCGTCCTTGAGACCCCTTCCGGCAAGAAAGGCATCACGTAACAGCGCGGAAAGGTCCAACGGCTTGACCTTCGCTGCCACGACCGGCCCCGCCTCTTTCTGGCTGACCGGCGCTACCCGAGAGGCGGCGATGGCGGCGCGCATGTTCTCGCGGCCTTCGCTGATCTCCTTCGGCGAGAAGTCACGCGGCCAGACGACTGTGCCTCCGTAGCGAGCCCACGCATACTTTGCGCAAGCTGCTTCTACCTGTTCCTCCGTCACTCCTGCTGACGTGGTGGAGAGGGCAGCGAACGCCTGCGACTCCGTCCATTCTTTCTCGCCACGCTCAGGTGGCAGGCTGGCCGGAACCCAGCCGCGCCGTCCTTCTAGGAACGCAGCCTTGATCGCCGCTGCTGTAGTGGTGGCAGCTTTGACTTGGCGCGAGGCGATCATCAAGTCGTGGCATCCTTCGATGATTGCCTCGCGGTCCTCACTGCTGACTAATGACGATACGCCGTCTGAATGGCGGTTGCCTGCAAGCCTAGAGAGAGCCTGTACAAGCTTGCTGCACTGCCCCGCCGCTTCCAGTCCCGTCTTGTCTAGTTCATGCATGGGAGCGACCATCCAATTTGGCGGGTAGGCGCTTGCCGTGATTGGCGTGAAAACCAAACTGGCGGTTAGCCTCAGCTCGGGCGGCGGCTGCTTCTTCGATTGTGTCGAAGGATCCTAGGTTCTTTGCCCGCCCATTAATCCCCATCTGCGCCACCCACTTGCTGTCGCGCTTATTCCAGCTAACGCCAGGGAAGCCGCTGGTGTTATCGCTCCGCATTGACCTGTTGCGCTGGTTTTCGGCATTCGTCACAAGGCGCAGGTTGGTAAGACGGTTGTCGGACCGGACGCCGTTGACGTGATCGATCTGGATTCCATCTGGGATGTCGCCGTTTGCGAAAATCCAGATCATCCGGTGCGCCTGACGCCGTTTCCCGTCGATGAACATGCGGCGGTAGCCCTGCCGATTTATGTCACCAGCAACCGTTCCAGGAAAATGCGCGTTCCAAGCGCTCCAAGCCTGAAGCGAACCGAAGTCCTCAACGGAGCGCGTCCGCCAGACCAGATGCCCCGCCTCAGCGTCGTATTCGAACAGATCGCGAAGGCGTTCTTTTGTTGGATCAGCCATGGCCTTAAGCACTCCTGGCTGGGGAGGGAGAGGCAAGCATCGCGTCGGCCAGTTCAGTGCACCACATCGCAACGTCACCAGCCGTGCAGTTGACGAGGTTCCAGCCATTGATTCCGTTGGCTTGGAAAGGCCCGCCCGGGTTCGCGCACAACCCGGCAAGTGCTTGGCCTCGGTACCAGTCGCGAAGGCTCATGCCGAGGGTGTCATCCAGGCTGTTACCCCAGCCGTCTTTCTGGCCAGTGACCGGGAAGGCCGGCCCGCCGTCTTCGATCTTCGTGCTCATGCCTCTGTCCTCGCTTGTGCGAACAAGGGGCGGTTTACAAATCCACTCATCACGCCGCTTCCTTATAGACCGCACGGTGCGAAGACATGCCAGCCACCTGACGAGCAATAGTGCGAAGATGCTCGGCCTGCTCGCGATTACGGCGACGCTTTGCGCCGGGTCCGCGATGTGTTTCGGCATCGTTCCAAGCGGCTACATCAAGAAGGCTCTGCGAGGTAATGCCATCGGCCATAGCGCGTTCAAGAGTCAGCATGTTCGGGTTCTCCACGTGATTAGCGCTTCAGGATGAGCGCGAAAAAAGTGACGACCTCACCAGCCAATAGGACGGCAAGGGACCAGTACAGAATGGTCATGATGCAGCGACGATCAGCAGCAGGCCGCTGATTACAAAGACGGCCATGGCGGCGCCAGAAACAGCGGATTGCAGCAACGTCACCGCAGGAGCGGCAGCGCGTGGACGATTGTTTATGCCGGTGACTACGATCATGACGCTCTCCGTATTCCGATTCGCCTATTCGTTGGTTCACCAAATATGCCGTTTCGCCTTTTTAGTCAAATAAAAAATGCGCTATAGCCTATTTGGCCAAGCGCATCTTTTAGGCTCCATCTGTGGGTAGGCTATCCTCTCATTGCCTCGACGATGAAGGACGCCATGATAATGCCGGTAATGGTCACCTCTTCAGCGCGGCCATTGTTGTATTCAACGGGCGCCTGGTGCTCAGGATCGTAGGATCTTGGCCAGAGCCATTTCGAGCCGTCCGGTTCCACCACAAACTCTTTGATTGTAGACTCATAGAGTCCATTTTGATCGCGCCGGCTGACAATTACCTTGTTGCCGCTCTTGGGTGTCAGGCCGTTTGATATGGTGGCAGCCGCAAAGACGATTGCGCCCTCCGGGTAGAGCTTGTTCATTGACGGGCCGCGAACAACGAAGCCCTTAAGCGGATAATTTGGCATATTCGGACCGACATAGCAGGGAATTTCGTACTGATCTTCGAAATCCCACTCCAGCGACTCTTTCCACGCCCCGGCTTGCAGTTCACCCACTACTCGATAATTCCTTACTGCTGCGTCATTCTTCTTAAGGGGCTCTGCGCCGATAAATTGCCCCATCGTCTCACCGGCAAGCTCGGCCAACTTGGCTGTATATTCGGCATTGGGACGCTGTTTTCCACGCTCCCACTTTGAAACCGTAGATTGAACATCCAGGCCAATCCGCGCCGCGAGCTGATCTTGGTTCAGGCCTAGGGATTTCCGCAGCTTCTTTATCTTGTCGGCTAGGTCTTGCATCTGAAATTCCCCATGTTCGTCGTCTCCCGCCCGGTTGTAGAGGTAGGCGAATACGCCTTAATTGGCAATAGGTCAAAGGCGCTATGGCATATGTATGGTTGACAAAAAAGGCGAATCGGCATATTCCATTTGATGTAGTTAACGAGTCGGCGCTTATCTCGCTCGCTCTTGCCCCTTAACTCAAGGAACCGCGTCATGAATATGAAAGAGCGGGCTCGCGCCTTGCGAGCCGGTGGGACATCTATGCGCGAAATTTCAGACAGCCTGAAGATTTCCCTTGCGTACGCCTACAAATGTGCCGGCGACATTGTCTTCTCGCCGATTGAAGCGACTGGCCGCACGGTCATCAAGTACCACGCACACAACGGCGGCTGTAGTTCGGCCTCCGGTATGCGCCCAATTTCCATGCCGCGCATTACGGCGCTTCACGGTGCGCTGGCATGAAGGCACCTGAGAACGAGTTCCCCTTGGCTTGCCACGTACGGGTGGCGATCGAGGGTCGAATAGTGGCTCGCTCCGGTGACGACTACCTCATTGAGTACGTCGATCGGGACGGAGAGCGCGCCAGGGAGTGGTTTTCTGCAGACAAACTTGAGGAGACGGAATGATCGGCGGGAAGTGCACCATCCGCGGTACGGATATTGTCGGCTTGGTGGTCGGGCAGCGGCTCTATGCCGGAGACGCCGACCGCTACACGGTTAGGTTTTTTGCGGGTGGCAGCCCGCAGGAGCGAGAATTTACAGAAGCCGAATTGGCGTTCGGTGATCAAGAGACAAATGTTGTGGCGCTGAGCGCCGTAAGGAGGGCCGCATGAATATGCACGTAAGTACGGCAAAGTTCAAGGTGGGTGATAGGGTTCGTTGCGATGACAATAGCGGTGCACGGTGGGATTACAGCGTCGGTGAAATTCTTACGGTTGAAAGCATCAGCGCCGACCTAGTCCGTTGTGCAGGAAAAGGCGCGAGCATGTTCGAGTGGAGATTCTCGCTAGTAGAGCAGCCCACATTCAAGATCGGCGACCGCGTACAGGGCGCTTGCTTGGATCCGGAGGATAATCCTGGCACGATCAGCGGCTTCAATGGCACGCGCTACAGCGTCAAGTGGGATGCCGACACTAACGATCTGAAGTGTTTCATCTGGGCTGCCGAGGAACTGTATCTGCTCCCCGCCGCACTGAATATCGGCGATCGAGTCGGAGTACTCATGAGCCCATACACGCTCAAGCCCAATCAGATGTTGGGGACCATCGTCGGCGCCGCTGTTCAACGGCGCGGCGAATGGGATGTTCGTCTCGACAACTATGGCGGTGGGTCTCTGTCCTTTTGCGCCAGCGAGCTTGAGATGTTGCCCGCGGCTCCACTGAAGATCGAAGCCGGCAAGTTCTACAGGACGCGCGACGGCCGGAAGGTCGGGCCGATGCGTGACGACTGGTTCAATGCCGAGTGGCGCTTCCATGTTTCCAGTGGTGCGGGCACTGGTCTTCTGTGGAATGCCGAAGGGAAGAACTACCTTGGCATGGAGACGAATTCCGACCTCGTCGCAGAATGGACTTCGTCCTGCGCCGCTGCCCAGGTCGACAATCTGCGCGACGAGTACGGGCCGGCAGGAAAGGCAGAGACGAAGTTCAAGGTAGGGGATATTGTGAAGCGTACCGGAAACGGCCTGACCCACCAGCGCTTGCGGATCACGGAAGTCATTAACGACAATAACTATACCGCCGAATGGGTTGTTGGAGGTCCAGGCAGCACACGTGGCTGGAAGGCGCACGAGTTCGAACTGGCCGATCAACCCAAGTTCAAGGTGGGCGATCTCGTTCGCAATACCCAGGTTCCGGAAGCTGGTGTCGGCGTTGTCGAAAGCGTCAAGCCCGAAGGCGGTTACGCCGTCAACTATAAGGACACGTGGTACCGCGTCTGCCATGACACAGACGAGACCATGGTTGCCGCGTCTGCCACCCCAGTTGCCACCTCCACCCCTGCCATCGTCGCTCTGATCGAGAACGGCCAGCCCAAGCCAGCCGATCGACCACATGTGCATCCTTCACGTGGCGCGGCATGCAACGAGGCTGACCGCCTTGCGCGCAAGTATCCCGGCAAGGAGTTTGGCGTCTACGAGCTCGTTGACACGCGGCAGGTGGCCAAGCCGACCTACCAGCACGAGTGGCAGCGGCTGGCGGCAGATGGTCGTTTCTTTGGGGCGCTCACAGAGTTGCGCAATCTGGGTGTCGCCGGCTCTGGAGCCTACCGAATCGTCGCTGATTTCATGAAAGCAGCCGCCTAACCCCATCAACCACCCCTCACCACAACCAACACTGCTGTGCTGGCGCACAGCGGTCAGGAGGACTCATGGCCAATCCAGCAGCCTACGCCACCGCCTACACGCGGACCGGCAAGCTCGACATGCAGAATCGCAAACCATACCGCACCGCCAACCAGAAGGCGTTGGCGCGCTCCACCGCCCGCATTGTCGACGGTCGTCACGTGTCTGGCGCACCCGTCTCGTTCCACTCTGCACCTCGCGCAGGGAGGGCGGCATGAACCCGTTTGTCGGTCTTGGGTGCGCATTGCCCTTTGTCATCTTGGCTTTGTCATCCATCCCCGCGTGGTTCACGCACGTCTACGTGTGCTTCACCACTGAGGCCTACGGCTTCCTAATCGCCGGAGCAATCTTTGCACCCGTTGCCGTGGTTCACGGCTGGGGCATCTGGTTTGGGGTTTGGTGATGACCGCACCGCTCGACTACGCCTACGAGGAAGACAACGACAAACAGGCGCCGCCCGCAAACAAGGGGCTGGCAGTTGCCATCACCATCGTTCTGGTGGCGTTGCCGATCCTGTTCTTTGGGTGGGTTCTCGGGTGACCGCCCCGGATCCGATGGAGTGGGCCTTCTGGTCAACGGTCGGCCTGCTCTCCGTAATCGCGGCAATCAAATTCCTTTTCTAGGAGATTACTTTTGGCAATCTCGCTTTCATCACTTCGATCCTCGAAAAGCACCAACCCGCCCATCATCCTGATCTATGGCGTGGACGGCGTTGGCAAGACAAGTCTGGCCGCAGAGTTTCCAGATGCTCTCTACGTCCCCACGGCGGGCGAGCGCACTCCTGAAGGCATCGACTTGCCCACGCCCGGCATAATCGAAACCTTCAACGACCTGAAGGGTGTGTTTGGCGAACTCCTCACGGAGGATCACGAGTTCAAGACGGTTATCGTCGATAGCCTGGATGGGCTAGAGCCGCTCATGCATGCTGAAACCTGCGTCCGCATTGGCGCAACATCGATCGACAGCAACGACAAGGGCTCGCCGACTTCGTTCGGTCGTGGATACGTCGAAGCTGACGTCGAGTGGAATGAGTTCATGGGCGCATGCCGCGCCCTTGCTGAACGTGGCGTCGCGGTTGTTCTACTGGCTCACCCGGAGATCGTCCGTTTCGACTCTCCGATTACGGACCCCTACGCCCGATATCAGGTGAAGCTACACAAGAGGGCGGCCGCACTCGTCCGCGAGCAGTCGGACATCGTCGCGTTCATCAATTACCGCGTCTCGATCAAGACAAAGGAGGTTGCGCCCAAGAAAGAGGTTGCGCACGCCGAAGGAGGCAAGGAGAGGATTATCCACCTCACGGAGGCGGCTGGCTTCGTCGCAAAGTCACGATATCTCACGCCCGAATCGTTCGTTTACAAACGAGGGCAGGGTTACGCCGAACTGTCGAAATACTTCCCAGAGCCCACGGGCGTGGCGGCTTAGGCGTTGCTTGCCGAAAACGACAACCTGCCTGCGTCACGTGATGCAGCGAAGGCAAGCGGGTCCAAGCACTTCTTCACTGGTGAACCATGCGGTCAGGGGCACATCTCCAAGAGGTACACCAGCACCGGCCAGTGTGCACAGTGTCAATATGAGCACCGAATTCGATGGCGAGAGGCAAACCCAGAGAAGGAAGCGCAAAGCCGATTGGTCAGTGTACGCGCTTGGGTAGAGAGAAATCCCGCACTGAAGAAGGAATATTCCAGGCGATCTAATGCGAAGCCGGAAGTGTCAGCGAACAACGTAGCTAGAGCCAAACGATGGCTGACGGAAAATCCCGAAAGAGCACGTGAGATCCGCTTGGTGTCGGACAGAAACAGGAGGTCGCGAAAGCGCGGTGCGGAGGGCGCGCACACGAAGGAAGATGTGGCGGCAATCATCAAACGCCAAAAGTTCAAATGCGCAGAATGCGGAACCTCAATCAGAAGACTAACCAATAGGCATGTCGACCACGTCGTGCCGCTTGCTCGGGGTGGAACAAACTGGCCTTCAAACCTGCAAGTGCTTTGCCCGCCACGCAATCTGCATAAAGCCGACAAAGACCCCATCAAGTTTGCCCAGAGCAAAGGGCGACTTCTCTAACCACCAACCACAAGGAATACAGCATGGCCCGTATTGGCTTTGAGTACGAAGTAGACATCGAAAATACTGACAAGCAGGGCGGCGGTGGCATTCTGCCCCACATGTACGCTCGCATCCAGGCAGAGGCAATTGAACTGCCCAAAACCACTGACGGCAAGGGCACGCAAGCCGCCATAACATTCGAAGTAGTGGAGCCGGAGGAGTTCAAGGGCCGTAAGTTCTGGGCCTACTGGACCATCGTGCACAGCGACGGCTTCAAGCACGGCGCATACAAATACGGAAAGCCGATGTTTGACAGGTTTGCACGCGCCGTTGATGTCAACGTCAATGCTGACACTGACACCGATGATCTGCTGTTCAAGACGTTCGTTGTGGAACTCACCATTCAGCCTGGCAACGAGAAGCCTGAGGGCGGCTTCTACAAGGACAAGAACCAGATCAATCATTTCTACTACACCGACGCTGCCGCCAAGGAACCGGTTCCCGAGCTTGGCATCATTGGCGACGGCACGGGTGGCGTGAAGCCGAAGCCAGCTGCTGCCAATAATAACCACAAGCCTGCCGCTAACCAGAATACGGCCGCTGCTGCGGGCGGCGAGCGTAAGACTCCGTGGGGTAAGAAGTGATGGCGTCGCGCTCAATCATCGCCGCCTGTCTGTTGGCTCTAGCAGCCGTGGCGGGCTGCTCCTCTGACGCTGACGTTGCATCGCACAACATCTCCAAGGCGGCTGACAACTTCGAAATCAACCGCCGCATTGTGTTCTACAACGGCATCACAGGCGCCTACATTCTGTCTGTCGAAGGGCGATGTTCACTCGGGAACTTCGACAGTGCGGGCCAACTGTCTGTCACCTGCAAGACGGGACCCAACGCCTTTAAGAAGCACTTCCTGGGCCTGTCAGACAACGTGACCTATTTCGCGGAGCAGTTGGAAGGCGCAGACGTCAGCGTGTACCACTACCGAGTGATCTTCAAGCCGCAAACGATCATCCCTGACGTGGATTTTCGTGGTGATGCGAATGAACTGACGACCAACCGGAACTAACCACTTCGGCGGGCTTCGGCCCGCCAACTTTCCCACATCCGAGGAGATATCGCGTTGAAAATCGAACGCAATGCATTGTCGCGCCTGTTGGCCAGCATCACCAAGGCCGTAGAGGCCCGCCAGACAATCCCCATTCTCGGGACGGTGCGCCTTCTGGCCGCCGGCAACATGCTTACCGCAACGGCGACCAATCTCGATGTCGAGATCACGGCTTCTGCGCCTTGCGAAGGCGACATTGCTGTGTGTGTCGATGCGAAGCTAATCGAAGGAATCGCCAAGAAACTTCCGGCAGACGCTACGATTGAATTCACCCACAGCAACGACGTGCTTACCGTAAAGGCAGGACGTTCGCGGTTTACGCTGCAGGTTCTGCCGATCGAGGACTTCCCCGAATTCAATCAGTCGAACTATACGGCGGAATTCGAGTACGACCTGGCGGCTCTCTTTGCGCCTGTCAAATTCGCCATCAGCACGGAAGAGACCCGCTATTACCTCAATGGCATCTTCCTGCATGTCGATGACGGCAAGCTTGTTGCCGTGGCTACGGACGGGCATCGCCTCGGGCGCAACATCGGCAATGAAGTCCCCGAGATTCCTGCCATCATCGTACCTCGCAAAATGGTCGACCTGACAATTTCAGGCATCATCAGCGTAGCCATCAGCGATACGCGGATCCGCTTTACCGGCAACGGCACCACGATCACCAGCAAGCTGATTGACGGCACGTTCCCCGACTACAAGCGCATCCTGCCAACGGGAAACGACAAGATTATCAATTTCGATAGTGCGGCCCTGAGAGCCGCAGTCGAGCGCGTATCGGTTGTTTCTTCGGAGCGCGGACGCGCAGTCAAGCTGTCGTTCGCCAACGACCAAGTAACGCTAGCCGTAAACAGTCCCGAGAACGGCAGCGCAGCGGAGGACGTGGTCGTGTCTTACGCAAAAGACGAAATCGAGATTGGCTTCAACAACGCATACCTATCGGAATTGATTGGACAGTTCCCCGCTGGTGAACTTCGCCTGGCGCTCGCTGACGGCGGTGCACCTGCGCTGTTCACGTCCGAAAAGGCAGACGGGTTGCTTATGGTTCTCATGCCGATGAGGACGTGAGCGGGATGGGGCGCCCTAAAATCACAATTGTCGACGCGGACACCATTCCGAACTGCCCGCACTGCGGTGGCGACTTGAGCGGCGCCACAGTCACAGTCGACGACCTTCTGTTGCACTATCCTTTTGGGGGGTGGCTGTCGATCGGATCTGACGGTTACGCGCGAGAAGGTGAACACCTGACGACCAATTGCCCCTCATGCACAAAACCGGTTGTGATGGGTTTCGAACAGCGAAAAGAGCCATGGAACTGGCGCGCCAAGTTCGCAGCGGCGCGAACGAAGAAGGACGTTGCACACTTAAACCAATCCGGTGTCACAGAGCTTGGTGGTAACTAAAATGCCCATCATCCCGCGCCCCACGCCATCAACCCTCCTTGCCATTCAGCAGGCCCTGGAAGCCGGCCATGACGATTGGGAATCGGTGGGCGTACCAGCTGGCGACATCGGCTTGGAGTGCGATCGACAGATCTGGCTAGCCTTCCGGCGCGCGTCCGTGCCGGAAGAAATAACTTGGCGCAAGCGACGCATCTTTGAGCGCGGCAACATTGAAGAAGAGCGGCTGCTTGATCTCATCCGGCTAATCGGCTGCGAAGTCACGGGCCAGCAAGAGCGAGTACGGGCGGCAGGCGGGCACCTCCGGGGCAAAATCGACGGGCGCACGTTTGGTCTGCCGGAGGCACCCAAGACTGAACATCTAATCGAGTGCAAGTCCTCCAAGGACTCCGACTTTCAGGCGATGAAAAAGAAGGGCGTCAAGCTTGCCAACCCCAAGCACTACGCCACGTTCCAGTTTTACATGTGGGGCCTTGGGCTCACGCGCGTGATGTACATGATGAGCGGCAAGGACGATGAAGACCTGCACCTCGAGCGCGTAGAGTACGACCCGGTCTTTGCTATGCGTGCCGTGGCCAGGATCGAACGTATCATCAACATGCCGGAGCCACCGTCGCGGTTGTGTAGCAAGCGTGACGACTTTCGCGGGCTCTTCTGCCGCCAGAAAGAAGTGTGCTGGGGCGAAGTACGAGCCAGGTCGCATTGCCGTACTTGCTTGCATTCGACGCCTCTTATGGACGGCAACGCCGGATGGGATTGTGCCCGGTGGTCGAAGCCACTGTCCTTGCCTGAGCAAGAAGCCGGATGTCCGGCAATGCTTTACATACCTGCACTGCTTGTTGGTTACGAGCAAGTGGAAGTCGACGAGGCAGCCGAAGAAATTACGTATCGCACGCCAACAGGTGAGCTTTGGATTGATGGAGCGGCAAATGATGCTACCTGACAACGACAACACTCCAAGACCAGCGTCATTCGACGCAGCCGTGCTCGCCTACCACGGCATGCTGTGCGTTCGCTCTCAGCACTATGTCCCGCCAGGCAAGCGTGAGGATCTAGTGCAAGACGTCATTCTTTACGCCCTTGCACACTGGCAGAACTTCCGTGGCGAAACCTACGAGCCTGGCAGCGGCTTTCAAAGCTGGCTGCGCTGGCAGATGCGTGCCGTTGCCGCCAACCAGCGCAACAAAAAACAGGTCACTACCGTCTACGACGACAAGGGCAAATACAGCAACCGCATTGGCGTTGCGGCCGATCAAGAGAAGACGCTGGCCGCAATGGACACTCTTGCGCGCCTGAAAGGTCGTGATGGCATGGCGCTGTTGCGTGTTGGCATGGGCTGTTCGCTTGAGGAAGTAGGGCGAGAGATTGGCGTCAGCCGCGAGCGCGTGCGCCAGATTACGGACCGTGAGCGGGCTCGTTTGAGGCGGGTGGCTGCGTAATGGCGCTCAGGTATTATCAGCGCGAGGCGATCGACGCCATTTTCGACTACTGGCGTGAGGAAGCCGGACACCCGCTTGTCGATATGGCCACAGGCACCGGCAAGTCGATCACCATGGCGACGCTGACACATGAATTAATCACTGGCTGGCCTAGCTTGCGCGTGATGAACATTGCCCATCGTGAGGAGCTGGTGGAGGGCAATTTCGGTGAGTTGGTAAATGTTTGGCCATTTGCGCCGGCCGGCATCTACGCAGCTTCACTCGGTCGTCGTGATGCCCACTTCCAAATAATTTTCGCGCAGATCCAGACTGTTCACAACAAGGCGGCCGAAATAGGCAGCATCGATGTTCTGGAAATTGACGAAGTCCATCTTGTGCCGTCCGACGCGGCAACGATGTATGGTCGGCTGATCCGCGATCTTCTGGCCATCAATCCAGACATGAAGATCGTTGGCTTCACCGCCACGCCATACCGGCTTGACAGCGGCCGCCTTGATGAAGGCGACGACAAGATGTTCGACCGCGTGGTCTACACCTATGGCATCGCGCAGGGTGTTGAGGACGGCTACCTTGCGCCGCTGTCATCGAAAGGTATGGCTACCAGTTTTGATCTGAGTGGCGTTGGATCGCTGGGCGGCGACTACAAGAAGGGTGCACTCGCTCTTGCCGTCGACAAGGAAGAAGTCACGCGCCAAGCGGTGGCCGAAGCCATGGCATATGGGCAGAACCGGCGAACCGCCTTGTTCTTTTGTTCTGGCGTAGACCACGCCGACCACGTCAGGGATGAGGTTCGCAGGCATGGTCGGTCTTGCGAGACCGTGCATGGTGGAACGCCCAGGGGAGAACGTCGGAAGATCCTTGCCGACTTCAAGGCTGGCCGCCTGTGGGGGGTCACCAATGATGCCGTGTTGACGGTAGGAACCAACATTCCCGGCATCGATCTGATTGCAGATTTGGCACCCACCAAGTCGACAAGCAGGTACGTCCAGAAGGCTGGCCGTGGCACACGACCTGTTTATCGAGCTGGTTTCAATCCCGATGAGGCGACTGCAGAAGAACGTCGCGAAGCTATAGCTGGCGGACCTAAGCCGAATTGCCTATATCTAGATTACGCAAAGAACGTTTCTTACCACGGCCCGGTCGATCGCGCGCAGCCTAAGACTCCAGGCAAAGGTGACGGCACGGCGCCAGTAAAGCAGTGCCCGCAGGATGAACACGGTTGCGGCGAGCTCGTACATATTAGCGTGATGAAGTGTCCGGCGTGCGGCTACGACTTCCCGCCATCTGAAGATGTCAAGATTACAAGCCATGCGGCAGACGTGCCCATTCTCTCGACGGCCGCACCAGACTGGCGACCGGTCAAGTCGCGGTCGTTCCGGTTTCATGAGGCAAAGGACGACACCAAGCCGCCATCCGTGAAGATCAGCTACATGGTCGGCTACACGGCTATCAATTCGTGGATGTGCCCTCAGCATACCGGCTTCGCCAAGACCAAAGCTGACCGCTACTGGCTAGAGCATGGTGGCAACAGGCCGTTCCCGTCATCCGTAATGGAGTGGCTGGAGCGCCAGAACGAACTGCTGGAAACGACAGAGATCTGCGTCGAGCCCAACGGCAAGTTCTGGAATGTGAAGTCGCAGAAAGTAGGCGGCTCGCCAGCTAATGACAGCGTTCCAGAGGCCAATAACGACAATTACTCGCCTGGAATGGCAGAGATTCTAGACGACTGTATCCCATTTTGAGGAGCGTACCATGAGTCCAATGAACGCACTTACGCAGGTTACAGACAGCTATACGGCAAAGGCAGTCGTCGAGGCGTTGAAGGCTGCCGGATACATCATCGTCCGACATGACGCAATTCGGCTGGCGCAGGCACATGCAGTCGACGGTCTCAAAGCCGCAAACGACAACCGGAGGAAAGCAGCATGAACACCGCACCAATCATCAACCCGCCCAAGACCCACAATCAGCCACCCGCCGACAACGATAACGCACCGACACCCTTCGACCTCATCAAAACCGAGATCGAAGACCTGTACGACGAGGCCAAGAACTGGGCGGACGGAGAGCCGATCGCCAGTCAAGAAATGCACGACGTCATCGAGAAGCTGCACGAAATGCTTCATGATGCAGGAAAGCGCGCAGACGACGCGCGCATAAAGGAGAATGAGCCGTTCGACGCCGGCAAGGCAGAGGTACAAGCCCGCTATGCGCCACTTATCTCCAATACCAAGTCTGTAAAGGGCAAGGTTGTGCTCGGCAAGGAAGCGCTCGCCGCCCTCTTGCTGCCCTGGCGCACTCGTGTGGCAGCGGAGAAGGCCGCCATTGCCGCGGCCGCCAAGATTGAGGCGGACCGCATCGCCGCTGAGGCGCAGGCCGCTATTCGCGCGTCGTCGGGCAACCTCGAACAGCGGGAGAAGGCCGAGGAACTGCTGGCCGAGGCTAAGCAGGTTGAGCGCTTTGCTAAACGTGCTGACAAGGCAGCAACTACCGGAACGGGCCTAAGCAGCAGATGGGTGGCGGTGATGACCGATGAAGTGGCGGCCCTCGACCACTATTACCCACTCGAAACCGAGGCCTTCCGTCAGCTTTGCGAAGAACTCGCTCGTGTCGATGTTTCGATAGGTAAACGCTCAATTCCGGGCTTTGAGATCCGGGAAGAGAAGGTGGTGCGGGTATGAACATCGTCAAGATTGCCGGCGCAACGCGCACCCTTGGTGAGAGCCAAGGCTACATAGGCCTGCCGTTGAGAGATGAACTTCAGCATTGTTCTGTTGGTGGCGAGGGCACGCCCGTGATGGTGACTGAATGGACGTTCTCGGATGCGGAGCGGTTCGCCATCTACGATGGCGCCAACATCTTCCTTCACGTGGTCGGCACCGGTCACCCACCCGTGCGGATTGAGGTGGCGGAATGAGCTACGCGTGGCTGATGGCGCCACACGAGTACGAGCCGGATTACG